TCGACTCCTATCCGTATCGCAAGGCAAATATTTTTATTGCATTATATTGTCGAGATTTCAAATGCAACGCAAAGATATGAAAAATATATTAAATACCAAGCTCTTTCTTTTGTTGTTCTGTAATATCGTACTTCTCAAGCATCTTAAGTGTTGCATCTCTATCTTTCTTTAGTGCATCCTTAACCTTTGATAAGTCGCTTATTGTTGGTTTCTTAGGAGTTTGAGTTGTGGAGTTATTAGGTTTTACAACTTCATCTTTTCCGTGAGTATTGTATCCATCCGCATCAACCGTGTCATCAATAGCGAATAAACCATTTGCGGCATATTTACGAGCATAAGAAGATGTAGAACCAGTTAACTGAGAAGCATCCATACCTTTCTTAGTTTCTTCTTCTCTAGCCCAACCATAAGCATCAATTGACTCTCCTCCGTAACTAATAGTAGCACAAGCTCTTACATATATTCTGCCTCCTATGTCTACCATATCATCAGACAATACAAATGTACAGCCAGTTTCTTTTAATAGTGGTTTTACACCTGCTAATATCCCTTCAAGATTTCTGTAAGAGTATTTTCCAAAAGAGTTGTATAGATTCTTTGGTGCATTAAGTGTTGTTTGAATAAGATTTAATTTCTCTTCTAGCGTCTCTTGTGTTTTCTTTGTTGTTGCCATAATTTAATTTTAATTAGATTAAAAAGGACTACCTTGTTTTAGATAGTCCTTGTAGTTGTGTGTGCTTTTTTAGTGTTATTACTCAATGAAAAACTCTAAATCGAATGTTTTTATTAGTAATCTAAGTGCTTGATTGTTAGAAGGGTAAGTCATCTGTTTGTGGTTCTAGCTCTTTCTTCATATCTTTCTTTCCACTATCATTAGATTCATTCTTGAATGCCGTAATAGTTCCATCAGTCCAGAATGTTCTACCATTACCCACATAGTAGCGAGGCTTCTTGTTGTCTCTATCGTCTTTAGATTGAGTTACATAAGCAGATACATTTTGATTGTACTGATTTGCTTCGTCATTAATAGAGATGTCTATGCTAATGCCATTTTCTCCTTTAGACTTAATTCTTTTTACTAGAGTCTCTAATGTCTCTAACTTTAAATACAAATTGTTTAAACTTGCCATACTTAATTTAATTAAATTTAATTATGTCTACTCTTTATAGGATTTTCGACTAACTCCTTTTGCAAATGTAAGGTATTTATTTTAGAATACCAAATCAGAATGGACATTTTTCTTTAGGTATTGCTTCTATGTGATTGTTTAAATCTTTTCTTTTTATGAATCTTCCTGATATATAATACCCAATACTACCACCTTTTACTGACTGCTTTATTAAAACGCCTCTTTTACAATTTATTATTTTCTTACATTTTGTTACTTTATATTCTTGGTGTTCTTTGAATCTCCAATACACCCTGTAATTTATAGTTGCTATCTCAAAGTTTTTCATTGTAAATCAATTAGTTATAGTGTTGTTTTGTTTCGTCAAGCGAATAGTTAGTGGCAATGTTAGAACGACCTCCGAAAATATATGTCTTCGGAATTATTGTAACTAAGCCTTGTTCCAATCGGATTACCACAATCAATTAAGTCCCAACTTTGTTTTTGGAATTTTAAATGATTTTTAAAAACATTGGTAAACCTTTTTATTGATTGAACCACTTTTAAATCTTGACCTTTGATACGTCTATACGTTGGTTCTTTTTCTCCTTTTTCAAAAAGATTCCAAACATTTTCACCTGTAAGGCTTGATTTAATATAATATTCTTTCCCTTGATAAATAACAAGGTCATAAGTTGTGGGCTTAAATGATTGTTTGATAGCCCAAATAATTTGTCTGATTTTTACTTCTATTTTCCGCATTTTATTGAAATTTATGAGAAACACTGCCACTAACAAGTGTTTGCCGTGAGTGGCAGGCTTGGTTTGTGTCCGAAATCACTCGGATAGTGTTTTTGTGTTTGTAATCTTTAGTGTTCAAAATGCCACCGAACGGCAAGCACTCGGAACGTTAACAACAATAATTAATCATCGTTGCGTTTAACTGAAATAGTACAATCTTTTCCTTGTTCTTTTATTTTTTTATTTATTTCTTCAAGAATAAAGTCAGAACCTTCTTTAAATCCTTTTGGATAGTATTCTTCTAATCCTTCTATTCTACCTTGTTTTTCTCCTTTTTTTTGATAATGTATTCCAAAAAAAGAAATTGATAAAACAAGAAAAAATAAAGCAAAAGGAATGTAAGGACTTTCAAAAGAAATTGAAAAAGGTTTAAATTTAATGTTTGGTTCAGCACTATAAATAACCATAAATACTGTAAATAAAATCCAAAATGTTGTTTTCATAATATTACTGTTGTTAACACCAGTTTTGCAAGATTGCTGGTAATTTATTAATTTGATGTTTAGTGTGTACTTGCAATGCACTTTTTAAATCGAAGCGAAGTTTTATATTTTCAGCAACCTCGCAAAGCTGTGGGAACGTTATAAGTAACTTTAACGCATTACGTTTAACATTGCATCTATTCCAAACACCCATTTAGTAGCTTCAATAGTGTCTTGTTTTTCGTCTGCCTTTAGCCCTAAAGAATAACTTTCGCCAAAACAAGTTACTCTTTGCTCATCGCCTAAAATATAGCAAAAACCAGCGGAAATAGGATTAAGATGTTTAAATTTTGAATGTTCAATAACACAAGGAAATATAATTACTTCATTGTATTGTTTTAATCTTACGAATTTTAATTTTGTGTCCATAAAAAGCTACTTATAACAGCAATTTGGCACAATTGCTGTATTTTGTTAATACTAATTTTTAAGTTATTTTTGTTATAAATATGAAAATCTGTTTTCATAATCCGCAACTGATGCCAAGTTGCAAAACGTTATAGTTAATAGCTACGTTTATTTTTTACTTTGAAATATAGTTTAAAATATCTAAAACAACACTATATTCCCTTTCAGCTAATAATAACATTTCATCTTCAACTTCTGCTTCAAAAGAAATATCGAACTTATTTTGATTATCACATTTTTTTTAGCAAAATCTCTTTTTAGTTTATATTCATTTGCTTTAAATTGTAAGAGTTTTTTAATATTTTTTTTATCTTTTTCAATTAAATCAATAGATTCTTTTATTCCGTTTGCTTTTCCCATATATAAATAATATTCAGGATTTTCAGCGTCTTGTATTTCTAATTGTTTAGAATAATATTTATCAAATAATTTGTCTAATTTTTTTATAATTTTCATAATTTAAGTTTTTAAAACCGCCACTAACTATAACACACGTTTACGATATTGCTGGTTTTGGTATTGTTAGTAATAATTTGTTTTTAATTTAATAATTTCTTTCTGTTTGCTGTGTTCATTGCTTAATTACGCAACATCGTAAAGCGTGGGAACGTTAGCGGTTATCTACAGAACGTAATAGAATGCGATTACATTTATTTTGAAATCCGCCAGAACTTACTTGAACTGCTTTTGTTTTGCATTTTAATTTTCGCATTTCAAAAAATTCCTCGTTATTGTCGTCTAAATGAAAAACTGAATTTGTGTGAAATAAATATGATGCTTTCCATTCCATACAAGTAAATCTAACTTTCCATCTAGGAATATTCAGTCTATCTATAACTTCCCATAAATCGTCATTCGTTGGATTAATTTGATAACGATGTTTATGTAATTCGTCATATCTTGAAGTAACTACCCAAACATCAACGCCTTTTGATATTAATTCTAAAGCATATTCTTGAACATCATTTCTTGAAAGCGTGCCATCAAAGTCAAATGTGACAATACAACCGCTAACAGCCGTTTGTGGCAATTGCGGTGTTTGTGTTTCTTTTTCCATTTTGTTTTTTAATTTAAAAATTAGTGTATATTTGAATTGTCAGTTTTTAATTATCCGCAACTGCAACAAGCTGAGGGAACGTTAACACTCTAACTCAGAAATAAGTGATTCCAATATTTCCTCTATATCATTATCAGATAATATTTTAAAAATGCTAACTCCTTGATATTCTACGTCTTCAATAAATATATCAGGATATTCTGCTGGCTGAAAACGTGTTGCTGGAGAATAAAATCCATAAGTTTCATATGTTACTTCAATCTCTTCTCCTCTATACTTTACTCTCATAATACTTCCCAATTTGAATTAATGTGATTACAATTTTTTAACTTTACTAATACGTCATCTCCTTGATCATCTTTTATAACAACCATTCCATCTAACTTTAATTTAACCTCGTACTCTTTGTTTGGTGTTAAGTACTTCTTAGTTAATGCCTTGTTTATTTCTCTGCACCTTATCTTCATAGTTTAATTTGATTTAAGTCTTCCATTGTTTGCTCATAACCTAATACGGACTTTATTTCTTCCATATACATATCTGAGTTTGTCCATTCTTCCTCTAAAGCTTTCTTAATTCGCTCTAAGGAATGATAAAAGTACACATTTTCTGTTGATTCTGCAACAAACATAAGGTCTTTTATTTCGTTGATAATTTGTGTTTTGTTCATATCTTATTTATTTTTAAGTTTTAATCATCTCCACTATCATCGTCTTCCTCATCATCATAAAAATCACAATGCTCTAAACATTCTGGACATATATCTACATCTCCTGCATACTCTGAGTACGCACCACAACAATCGCTTACTTGTGCCATAACATTTTATTTTTGTTCGTTATACCATTTAATAAATTCTACTATTGCCATATAAGTATTACTTAACTTTGTATTATCATAACGGTTAATTTCATAATTATTTGAAAATATAATACTGTAATCATCTTTACTTCTAACATCAAAAGGTTTTAATTTATTTTTAGTAATCATAAAACATTCATTTTCAGTAAGGGTTCTATAACCTAAACTCTCAATCTTTTCTACTACTTGCATTAAATCATTCCAATCGGTTTGAAAATGTTTTATACCTCCGTTTATTTCTCTTACTGCTATGTATGGTTTATTTACTTCAAACCATTCATAACCCATAAACTCTGCTATTAGTTTATTGTTTTCTGTTGTGTTCATAATGTATTGAATTAAATTCTTCCGTAATAAGTTTCTCCTTGATACTCTACTTCTGTGTAGTCTTGTTTTACATTGTTTGCGGTAGCTTCCCAATCAATTTCTATCCAAGAAGGGAAGTCTTTTGATATGTAACCGCAGTCAATTAATAGTTCTTCTGTATACTCCTCAAAGTAATCTTCGTGTATAAGTGTAACTCCATACTCAAACTCACTACCAAGTTCATCTTCAATCTTCTCTATCTCACAGATTTCAGCTATCTCATCTAACCAATCTTCTTTCCAGTTCTGTATTTCCTCCTCTTCAAATAGTATATCATCGAAACACTCTGTTTGGTCTTCGTAGTGTTTAAATGTTTCTAAAAATGAATCTAAAATCTGTTGCTTAAGTTCATCTCTTTTCTCAATTAAGTCTCTTGTGTCAATGTAATCTTGTCTCATAATGTTATTTTCTTTTAAGGTTTTAATATTACGCTTGGTAATCTATAATTGTTATTTGGTAAAACTTTGTTTTAATTTTCAAGTAAATTCTCTATTACTTCTCTTTTGTCAAAACTATTATGTATAATTATAATATCTCCATTTTCTAATATCTCTGCATTAGGTAAACATTTACAAGTTGATTTTTCTAAATGTTCTTCTAAATCATCTACTGGTAATAAGTGCCAAATCATTTTTGAGTTTGGTCGTAAATATTTAATATTTGCTCATAAGACAACACTGTTTTTTCTACACCATGCCTGATAATTCCTCCTTCAAAAAAAGTATAATCATTAATATTTAACCACTTTAGGAAATCACAAATATAGGTGTTTGATATTTCAACGCATTTTTCTGCATTCGCTAAAATTGTTTCTGGGTATTCTGTATTTGTAAGCATTGAACTTCCTACATATCCATTAACAAAAGGTTTGAATTGCTCTATTAATTTTTTATCTTGCATAGTTGATTTTTATGTAATTATTAATAAATATTTTAAATGATATTGGTTCCATACTTAAAGAATTGTTGTTTTTTCAATTATTGTTTTAAATTTAGAATAAGTTTTTTTACTTCTAATCTCTCCTTTTTCTACCCTTTCACAAAATTCAACTATTGCTTCAAGAAGTTTTGGTGCGTTAGTCATTAGTATAGCATTGGCTTTTATTTCTTCAAATGTTTTAGAATCATCATCTATTAATTTGGTTAATAATCCACCTTTTGCACTAAACATATTTATAGATATATTACCTTCTGAATTTATTTTTTCTTCAAAAAACCATTCTCCTTTTGTGTGTTTAAAATTATTTTTCATATTAAAAATGTTTTTATTCTCCTAAGTGTTCTTTTAAAATACTAATCATATCTGTTCTATCATGTTTCCAGTCTTCAAAGCAAGATTCTTCAGGTATTAAATAATTTAAAATTAAATAATCAAAAATTTCACTTGTAGTCCAATCTTCTATTCGCATTGCCATAATGTTTTTAGTTTAAATACTCTCTTAAGTCTATGTTATGAATAATGTTTGCTTGTAATACCAATGAATCTAAATCAAAGGCTAATAGTTCAAACCACATATTATCTGATGGTTCAAACAGTTTCATTTGCCAGTACTCGTTGTCTATTCTATTGATATGTACGAGCCTTGAATGTAATGTTGCTTTTCTTTTTTGTGTCATACTCTTCTCTTCTAATTGTTATAAGGTTAAACAATTTACTTGTGATTACTAATTTAGAAGGGCTAACAACCTCAACCCTTCTGTTAACTAACCCTTGAATCATATACTATACCTCCTGCATTACTTCAACTTCATTCATATCAGCATCTATAAGACCATCTAAACGTTTTAATATAGTCTCGTTATCATATACTATACTTGAGTCCCAATAGTCTGTCATAGATTCTATATAGCCTTCTCTCAAATCATCTTCTATCTCACTTGAGTGCTTGTATTCCCATAAGTATTCGTGAATTCCTTCGCTATACATTGCGGTTTTAAATAACTTTGCATCTGTATAACCTCCACGAGCATCCGCACATCCATGTACTTGTATTAAGTAGTAGGTATCTCCGTCAATTTCAAGCCTACTACCTTGTAATATCTGTGATAGATCTGAATCACTATTGTAAGTATTGAAAGTATATTGTACTTCTACTTCGTGGTTCTCATTTAGCCAATCTGCTGCACGTTTTGATACTCCGTATATTTCTTCTCCTGGAAGTTCTCCTTCCCAATCTGCTGGATTATTATTTCGTCTATTAAACTTTAGACAAGTGTCATCTAATTCTAAACCGCTAAGGTAATGGAATACAGATACGGTTCTATATATTTCATTGTACTTCATATCAAATTGATACGATTCTTCAGGCTCATTCATAAAGTCTTTAATGGTTTTCTTTTGATTACGTTGCCACGCTCTACCATAAGCACCTCCTGAATCTAAGAAGTGAATGCCAGTGTTTTGTGTTAATAGCTTATAAACTAATCTTTGTACGTCTGTTGTTTTCATAATTGTATAATTTTTAAGTTGTTTTTTTATTTGTTATTTTTAATCTTTTAATATTGATTTTCCAATAGTCTCAATACTATGATACATTGGTATTTTATTCACGTTTACAAAAGCTATTTTTAAAACACCATTTACACTTATTACATAATGTTCTGTAGTATAGTTACTTAGTAATACGTCTGATAAAACCTTCTTAAATTCTACTTGAATGTTCGGTATAGAATTGTAAATCTTTCTTACTTCTGATTTGAATTCAAAGAAAATATCTTTGTATTCTTGTTCAGACCAAACAATTCTTTTGTTGTTTTTACATACAACTGGTACTATTAATTCTCTCATAATGTTTTTATTTTTTTTACCAACGTGTTTCTTTAGGGCAGTTAGATGCCAGCTCTCTTAATACTTTTAATAGTTTACTCATGTCTAATCTATATTGAATTTTATTACATCTGTAATCATCCATTGACAGTTTGATTCATCGAATCCGTGTTCGCTTAAAAAATCTTCTGCATCATCCCATTGTGTTGCATCGTAATCTTTTATATATACTTCTGCATCTGAGAAGTCTAAAATAATAATCTTTTGCATATCTCTTAAAATTTAAACATTGCTTTTTCTCTTAGTCTTAGATTCAAAAGTTTCTTTGCTTCTGAATAATTCAAATTCTCTTCTTTCATTACATTCTGAATTGCTTCTGAATATACTTTTCTCTTATGTTCTAATGATTCTACTACCATTTGAACGTTTACTCTTGCTTTTATTCTTGGTCTTTTCATAATCTAATCAAAATTAAATTCTCTAATCACTTTTATACTCTTGTCTGGACTTGTACTGATTAATTTAGTTACAAGGTAGCCTTGAGATGTGTAGTTTCTACGTGCCGTTTCACTCCCTCCTATCCTTCTAAACCATTGCAGGATTTTCGTGTCTGTAATGTTGTTGTATGTTTTAAAATCAATAGTTTTATTCTCTATTGTTTTAGTTCCGTTCTCTATTCGAGTTTCTGTAAGTTGTATCATAACTTTTACTTTTATTTTAATTGTTTTCTTTACTATCTTTCTAATTCATTTATAATTCTGTCTAATGATTTACTCAATTCTTTTTTAACTTCGTTTGTCTTATTAAATAGAATAGCTTCTTTTTGTAAATGTAGATTTAATATGTCGTAGTAGTATCTTTCAGGCATAAGATTTGGATTTGGAACATACTTTGTTCTCCAAGCTACAAATAATTGAATTCCTATATACGAATTAGGGTCTTCCAATAGGCTGTCGAATTTGTTATAATTTGGATGAGAATTGTATGAATTTCTACTTATCACCTCAAAATCAAAACCACCATTGCTATAACTTCTATATAAATACACTTTATTTTTGTTTTCGTTACAGAATACATCTATTGTTTCTGTTGTGTGCGTGCCACAAATTGACGCATTGTATTGACCTATAAATTTAATTTTAGTTTCCATTTCTTAATTGTTTTCTTTACTATCTTTTTTTAGTTCTCTGTGGCTTAATAATAAAACCAGTACTCCAATTGCAGTGATGAAGTATAAATTGTCTGAAGCAAGTCCTAAACTCGCTAAAATTATCAAAATTGCTTTCATTTGTTTATAATTTTTGGTTAAACTTCTTTTTTACTTTGTACGTTTGTCAATAATGAATTGAATAAGTACTACTACTTCAAACGTGTTTTTGCACCATTCTAAAACGTGATGGTGGAATTCATTTTTAAAAATAAAACAAGGCAACTAAAATTAATTAATTGCCTTGAGTTTCTATATAATTGTAGGTACTAAATACCTATACTAATTTTTGCCGCTTGGCTTTGTTTACGTATAATCGCTTACATATTTTTTTATATGTTTATACGTGTCAACTTCGGTACATTATACTTATTTGACCCTGCAAAGAAAACTATTAAATACCTTTGCGTAACTTTAGAATAATTAATTATTCAAGGCTTAAAATACCTTTGTAAAAAATAAAGTTTTGATATACTTTATTAATAGTTTTTTTATCAATATTTCACTACTTAAAAAAGTAGATTGAACGTAACAAAAAACTCGCAAACTACTCAAACAAGTAGCATAATAAAACAACTCAAAAAAGTTATTTTTGACGCTTATTTTTTGCCGTTACTTTTATTTTAAAACCAAAATAACAAAAGTTTTTTTAGTGCCTTGCCAAAATTCAATTTTGTACATTACTTTATTTTCAAGCAACTAACAAGGCTGAAACAAAAGTATATTATTTATTTAAGTAAGTTTTTAATAAATTTTCATAAGCCTCTAAAATTTCAGAATTTAAAACGTTTTCACTTTCTTTATATAAATTAGTTTCAATCAATTTAAACTCTTTACTAAATTTTTTGTATTCAACTTTGTTTAATTCTATTTTCGCCGTTGTATCAATTTTTGAAACCTCAGAATTTAACATACTTTTACACTTTGCCGTCAATCTTTTTTTATCATATTCTAAAAACTCAGTACTTGTGTAATCTTTGTATTTTGCTTTTCGCTCTAATAAAGTTAAATACCAAGTTACATTTCTAAAATCATCTTTATCATTTATTTCGTTGCCGTCAATATCAGTTTTATAATCATCTGAGGTAATTGAAAAGTTTTCTAAAGTACCGTTAAATACGTTAATATCAAAATTTGTGTTGTAGATGGTGTTAATATCATCTAAATACGGCAATATTAATTCGCTATTATCTGAAATGTATTTTTTAATTGCGCTTTTACTTTTCGTTGCAAGTTTCCAAGCGTCCGAAATAGTTTTTTTACTTTCGTTTTTGTTTTTGCGTGCTTGCTTAATTATTTCTTTTAGGTTTCTTTCTTTTTGTTTTTCTGTTATTGTATCAAGTTTTTTTAGTTCTTTTGTGTTTTTTTCAGCGTCAACAATTAAGTTAACTTTGTTTATTACTACTGAATTTTTTTGTACTGGAGTTTTTACATTTGATTTCATGATATATAAAATTTTGATTTGATTCACATTTTAAATTTTAAGAACTTACGTCAAAAGGGTGAATCTTTGAACTTTCAACGTGGTAAAATTAGTTATTTAAATTTAGATAACAAAACAATTTAGAAACTTTTTTTATCTTTTTTTAAAAATAATTTATAACTATCTGATAATCAAACAAATATATATTATCTTTTTTATTTATTTTTTGTGCAAAGTTTCAAAAGTACATTTTAAGGTTAATTTATTAAGGTGTTAAGATGGTGTTTTTTTAATAATACCATCAACCAAAACAACAAATTAAAAACTTCATCCCAGTAAAAAAATAAACCTTTGCAACTTGGTTTCAAAAAAGTACATGTACTAAAATCGTTAAATAAAATGTACCTATCCAGATGAAGAATAAAACAAGGGCAAAAAATAAATTTATTTAAGTAGCCTAAAAAAACCTAAAAAGTTTAAACTAATTAAAACCAAATTAACACCCCATATCAAGTTAGGGACTGTTTTCGATTTAGAGAGGTGAGTGTAATGTGGGGGGAGAATACCAACAACATAACTAAATTACTAAACAACATAACTAAGTTATTAGAATACCAACAAAAACAAAATGAGGTATAAAGTATATTGGAAAAGAAAAAACATACCCTTTGTGGTGTAAATAAAAAGTAGTATATTTGGATTATATAAGATAAAGAGCAGGATTTACTTACTTACTTATTTATCAGGTGTTTACAAAGATTACTTTCACACGGAATGTGAAGATTTGTATCACAAATGTGAAAAATATTAATATTTTAATTAATTTTATATGAAAAAACAGGGTTATAAAAAAGAGGTTTCTCTTTATCACAATGAAACTTTGATTGCTGTAGATCAAGAAACAGGTGAAATGAGAGATGTTTCAACAAACAGAAGAAATAACATTCCAGATGATTCAATGTTATTTGGTGATAAGGCGATATTTAGAAAAGACTATCAGAATAGTTGGTTTTTCTTAAAAGAGGTTTTAACACCAATTGAATACAAGGCAGCTCATACATTAGCTATGATGGCTAAAGCTAACACAAACTCTTTAGAACCTTTGAGTGATGAAAGTACATTAAGAGAACTAATGTCTGTATTGGATATGTCTATAAATAAAGTAAAACCTATAATGAATAAATTGTTTGACTTAGGTGTTTATGGTAAATTCGAAGTGTATAAACCAGAAAGACCATATACTAAGAATTGGATATTTAATCCTTACTTGTCTTTTGCTGGTAGGTTAATAAAATCTGATATAGCTAAATTATTTATTGGTACACACTGCGAAAAAGCGTTTCATGATGATGACTATCTTTTTAAGTATAAAATGATGTATATAAAAATGAATAAATTATGAAAGAGCAATATATCCAAATGAGAAACAGAGGTAAATTCGATATTAATTGGTTTTACAGATACTACATAGAAAAAGGAGGTAAGTTAGACTTCAATACATTTCAATTGGTATTCCATATAGACGATTCTGTTTTAAGTAAGTTAGATAAAGACTTTGGTCTTACTACATTACACGATAAAGAAGGAAGATTTATAAAGGTGGTTAAATAATTTGTATCTTTGCGGAAAATATAATAACTAAAAAAACAATATGAAAAAAATGATTAAAGAATACGGAGGAAAAGAAAAGTACACTTCTAAAGCGTCTATGGCTAAACACGAGAAAAAAGAAGGTAAGGCTATGGAGAAAAAAGAAAAATTAATGTTTAAGAAAAAATAAGTTATGGCAATTCAAAAACAAAAACCAAAGAAGACAACAACTACAAAGTCAAATGATCCTTACAAAGGAATGAAAGATGCTTGGGGAAAACCAGTAGGTGGTCCAGGAAACGTACCTCCATTCGAAACTAAGAAACCTAAAACAATGAAGAAAAAATAAACTAATATGATTTTAAACGGAAAAACAAAATTCAAATTAGTAGACGATTCTGTAAAAGCACAAGATACAGTTAAAACTAACAAAGTAAATCCTCTTCAAGCTAAAAAAGATGCTGCTGCAAAGAAAAAACAAGAGATACTAAATAACAGAAAAAAATTAGATAGTATAACAGCGGTCAAAAGAGCTGAGATTGTTAGAAAAAAAGATTCTATCATTGAAAGAAATGCTAACGCAAGAGGTATGGATGTTAATACATACAGAGAAACTGCAAGAAAAGAAAGTAAAAAAGAAGACCAACCTTCTTGTGATACTGCTGATCCAAACTTTAAGTCAACAAAGTGTGGAACTAGTAAGGCTGCTTCAAAGCAATCTAAGAAAGAATGGAAAAAGAAATAATAAAAGATAATATAAAAAATGGCACAAGTACCAGCAGGAACAAAATTTTTAGGTGTAGACCCTAGTTTTACAGACCTAAAAGAAAGAAAAGGAACTAAGGTAGATAGACAAACAGAATACTTTAGTTTAGAAGACATAACAGCTACGGTTGGTGTTGGTTCGGAAGGACCGCAAGGAATACAAGGACCAGCAGGACCTCCAGGACCAGTAGGACCAGCAGGATTAGAATGGCAAGGAGCTTGGGATACAAATTCTTCTTATGCAGTAAATGACGCAGTAGGTTTTAATGGGGCTTCTTGGTTTTGTATATCAGATGTAACAGGAACAGGAAACTCTAACCCAGAAGAAGATACAGTATCTTGGGCTTTATTAGCGGCACAAGGATCTACAGGACCGCAAGGAATACAAGGACCAGCAGGACCTCAAGGACCTTCTGGATCTACACCTTATAAATCTTATGTTGCAATACTTGGTCCAGGAGCGTTAAGTACTGACCCACCAAATATAAACAGCCTTGTTTTTAATAACACAGGAGGTACAATATCTTTTAGTAGAATTCAAACAGGCGTTTATGCTGCAAACATAACTGGAGCTACTTTTACAAGTGGAAAAACAGTTTGTTTTGCAACGCCTATGTATTTTGGAGCAAACGACAATATAACAAAAATTGGTAGAGTTTCTAACTCTCAAGTAAGAATAACCACATTAACTAACAATGTTAATGCAACAGATGGAGTTATAGATTGTCAAATAGAGATAAGAATATACAACTAAAACCTACTTTATAGATAAGAATTAAGACCAGTCATTAGATTGGTCTTTTTTATTTACATTTGTAAAAAGTTTTAATTTTATGGTTGAAAAAGTAGAAAAATATATAGAAGACTTTATATCAAGTGTTTCGAGTATCTCTCCTTTTGTGTTTAGCTTAATGCTGTCAAATAAATTCAAAGGAAAGGTACTTATAAAAGAATCAGAAGATGACGAACTACCAGATGTTGTGGTTTTAATTGAAGATAATTACTATGACATTTTTGGAGTTATAGATGGATATCTCATAACTAAAGAAGATTATAAAGCTTTAGATACTTTATCTTTGTTAGCAGATATTAGGTTTTACCATTACATCAAGTGGTCTTTTATAAATGAAGAGTGTGAAGACCAATTATACCATAATGATATAAATTAAATTTATGGAAAATGAAAAAATTATAATTAGTTTTGATTTTGATGCCACTTTGTCATTACCTTCAGTTCAAGATGTAGCTAAAGATTTAATTGATAAAGGTTTCAATGTAATTGTTACAACAACAAGACATAATAAGTATCTTAATCAAGACTTAATAAAAATAACAGATAGACTTGGTATAAGCAAAATTGTTTACACTAACGGAGAAGGAAAAGAATTCTTTATGCAAGGCATTGATATTCACATAGATAACGATGAATCTGATTTAAGGAACATTTCAAGAGGAACATACACAGAAGTAATTAACGTAACAGATAAAGAATGGAAGACAATTTTATACAACTTACTACCGTAGATGAAGCATTCTTCAATCAGGTAGATAAAATAATAGAGGAAGATGATGTGGTTTCTCAAGCTATATTTATTGTAGATATGGTCAATTCTTTACTAGGTGAAGAAGACATATTAAAGCTAACTATGCCTGTGTCTGTTATCGCTTCAATAGTATGCGACCAAGAAGATGATGTTTTTTTTGGAGATGATGGTTTTGCTTCAGACGAATCACAAGTAATGGTATTTTCAGATGCAATATATGATTTGTGGTTTGATTGTAAAGAGGATGACATTCTTCCCTACATTGAATATGAACTTATACAAAGAGAAAGATACGAACTATTAAACGAAATACAAAAACTTAAAAACGAATAAAAAGATGCCTAAAGGAAAATCAAAAGAGTATTACGACAAAAATCCCGAAAGCAAGGCAAAAAAAAATGCCTATAATAAGGAATTTAATAAAAAACCAGAGCAGAAGAAAAAAAGAGCTGAGTTGAACAAGTACAATAGAGATAAAGGTACTTATGGAAACGGAGATGGTCTTGATGCAAAACACGAAGGTAAAAAAATTGTAGGATTCAAAAAAGCTTCAGCAAATCGTGGAAGTAAATCAGATTCACCTGGAGATAAAAGAGCGAGAGGAGGTAAAAAGTAATTTATGAGCGATTTTAAGGACTTTCTAAAAGAAAACGAACAAACAGTCAACTCTGAAAAGATAGTGTCTGAAATAGCTTCTTTCTTGCGTGAAAGTTCAAAGATAGCTGTTGACAACAAGAAGAAGTATAGACCTATGAAGAGAAAGTACCAAAAGCGTACTATAGATAGGAAAACCATTCTTGTAGATAGAGAGTTTGATATTTTAAAGTACTATGGTATTGTTAAGAGATACTTTGCAATTGTAAATGGTCTTACTTTTGATGAGATAGAAATGATGATGTATTTTTACTCAGAGCCAATCTTTACAAAGAAAGAGTTTGATATTTATTGCAAGGCTTGTATGGGAAGAGGTAAACAACTTCATAGATTCTTAGAACTTGGTCTTGTAGAAGCAATGCCTGGAAATGATAAAATTAAAACCTCAACTAAAAAGCTTTATAGATTGACGAAAAAAGCAAATTTGAAAGTTTCCGATATTTATAAGAAGTTACTAATGATTAATGAGTTTGAGGATAGGCACTTTGAAGGAGTGGCTAAACATTATGAATCTGGTTTAAAGAATGAGGTTGTAGCAAACATTATGATTGAGTATAACAAAAGGAGGTCAGAGCTATTACTTGAAAAAGAAATGATAAAAAAAATGGAGGGCAATTAAACCCTCCTTTTTTATTCTTACTTTTTTACTTGTGCTTTTTTAATAGCTTCAGTTTTTTGTTTTTGAATTTTTTCTTTGTAAGTTTTTAAGTTTGCATCAGCTTTTTTCTTGTCTTCTTTAGCTTTTTTAACTCCTGGATGAGTAGAACTACTACCAGTGTGTACATTTTGATAATCAAACATTGTGTTTTTTTTAGCCTTATTCTTATTAGGCTCTTGACTTAATCCATTTACTTTAATAGCCATATATATATATATTTGGGTTTTACAAAGCTCGCCCAGAGCATTATGATTAATATATTAAAATTCTGTAAATACTTTTAGCAAAATTTAATTTTTGTTCTTCTGTTAATTCTTTAGGTAACAAATCTAAATCAATTTCCAAAAGATGTGTTTTATCTTCAATTACTTCTTTAAAGATAGCTGAATTTTTTGGAGATTCTTCTTTTTTTGCAAATCTAAATTCTTTATTAAAAGGATAATAAGTCATTTTTGTTTTATTGGTTAAAATTTATTCTATTATAACTACATTCTCGTAGTTCATTACCAAATACTCTACTCCTTGATAATTGATTGGATATGTCCTATGTCTATCAAACCAAATTGTTTCTCCGATACTAACCTTATCAATATCCTCACCTATAGCGATAACTTCACCTCTATGAAACTTAACGTCTTGACCATCTCCAAGATAAATACCACTTTGAGTCTTAATATCTTCCTTAATTTCTTTTACAAGAATATTTCTTAATACTACTTTCATACACTTCTTTTATTTGTAATTGTTGTGTTGGTTAATAAAACTGTTGTAGCCACACTTGCAGCATTCTCTAAAGCTAATCTAATTGCTTTAAGTGGATCAATAATACCTCTCTCAAACATATTGCAGGTTTCATACTCTTTTACATCATATCCAATACCATTTCCGAGTTTGTAGTCTACATCTTCTAAATTAACATCAGCATTAGATAATATAGTTTTAATTGGAGCTTTAATAGCAGATAATAATGCTTGATATCCAGCAGATAATATTACTTTTTGGTTTTTAGAAGCCTCATACAAAGCTAATCCTCCTCCAGAAACAACTCCTTCAGACAAAGCACTCTTAACTGCATTTATAGCGTCATCTACCCTATCAATCTTCTCTTTAAGTTCAACTTCAGTAGAAGCACCTACTTTAATTACAGAAACACCACAAGCAAGTTTTGAGATTCTATCTTTCAAGTATTCTTTTTCAAGTTTGTTGTTTGAATTCTTAATTACTTCTTCAAGTTCTTTAATTTTTGCTTCAACACCTTCTTTATTTTGTTCTTCATTAAAGAATAGCACAGTATCCTCTTTTGTAACAGTAAGACGACTACAAGAACCTAAAAGTTGATTCATGTCATATCCTTCAATGTTTGTAGATGTGTCAAGGTCCACAATTAAACCCCCTGTAACTAAAGAAATATCTGTTAAGTAATCTCTTCTTTTCTCACCTATACTTGGTGGTATAATTACAGCTACTTTAAGACCATTCTTTTTGTTTGCGTATAAAACCTTCATTACCTCAAATTCCATTTCAGAAACAATCAACAACTCTCGGTTTGACTTGTGACAAAACTCAATCACAGGCAAAAGCTCTCTAATATTTTGGAATCTTCTGTTAGATAATAAGATGTAAGGATTATTAGCAAACTCAATGCTTCTATTCTCTGGTTTATTCACAAAACCTTCAAATTCATATCCTCTTGCAATTGGAAGACCATTAATAAAATCAACATAGGTTTCAGAAGTGTCTGACTCCTCATAAGACACAACTCCATTCTTTCCTGCCTTAATAAAAGCGTCTGCAATGATTCCTCCTAAGAACTCGTCATTATTAGAAGAAATACGAGCTACATCATATAAGTAAGAATCATCAACTTGTCTTGCATTTGATTTTAAATGTTCAACCACATCTTTTACAGCAGAATCAATACCATTCTTTACATCAATAGCAGAAACACCTAAAGCTAAAGCACTTTCCGCTGACTTTAATATTGCTTTTGTAAGTACTGCTGTACAAGTAGTTGAATCTCCTGCTTCATTAACGGTTTTTCTACAAGCTTGTTTTACAAACTCTGCACCAAGACTTTCTGTTGCGTCTTCAAGGAAAATACTCTCTGCAACACTAACTCCGTCTTTAGTTACGATTGGAAGACCTCCTGCACTTTCAATTAGTACAGTTCTTCCTCGATATCCCATTGTGGATGCTACTGCGTCACATACAGTGTTGATACCCTTAATTAGTGGGTCTTTTGCATCTGAATTAAATTTAACTTCTTTTACAATCATATTAAATTACATTTTTTTATATTGCAAATATACACTTTTTTTATTTCGTATCTTTGCAGAGATTTAATAAAAATAATTTTTTATGGCAAAGTCAGTTAAGAGTAGTATGAAATGTGGAGAGGTAAGAAAATCTACTCGACCAGGAAAGAAAATAATGAAGAAGTATTGTGTGAATGGGAAAGAAACTTTAGTTCACGCAGGAGCAAAAGGGTATTCTGACTTTACAAAACATAAAGACCCTAAAAGAAAAAAGAATTTTCACGCAAGACATAATTGTGATACAGCTAAACCTGGAACACCAAGACACCTTGCTTGTACTAAATTATGGTAGTCTATGAAAGATTCTTGTTATAAAAAAGTAAAAGCATCATACGAAGTTTTTCCATCAGCAAGAGCATCTCAAGCAATAGCTAAATGCAGAAAAGCCTCAGGAAATGTTAAGAAGACTGAAAAAGGAAGTTCTTTAAAAAGATGGGAAAAAGAGAAGTGGATAGATACTAAAAGTGGAAAAGCTTGCGGTGCAGGAGGAAAGAATGAGTATTGTAGACCAAGTAAAAGAGTGTCTTCAAAAACACCAGTAACTAAATCAGAAATGTCTTCTTCTTTATTATCTAAAAAGAAGGCTGAGAAATCTAGAGTAGGAATGGGTAAAAGAGTAAAAAGCGTAAAAAAGAAATAACTTTAAAAAATATAAAAAATGTCATATCAAAAATTACAAGCGAATAGAGCTGCAAAAGTAAGTCCAAGTGATACAAATAACATATCAGAAAGTACAGAAGCACCTAAAAGTGGAGTTGTTTTGTATATTGGAACAGGAGGTGATTTAACAGTATTAACTGTTGGAGGAGATGAAGAAACTTTCTATAACATACCTGATGGAACTTTTTTTCCAGTTCAAGTAGTTAGGGTTTTAAATTCTGGAACAACGGCAGATAACATCATAGCTCTTTGGTAATATGATTATAGCTATAGCAAATGCAATAGGAAGAAATGGTGGAATAAGGACTGACAAATTAGTTCCTGTAAATACTATTGCTCCTGTAATTAGTGGAACTGCATTAGTAGGAAACACTCTTACTTCTACAACAGGAACTTGGACAAGTGATACAGGTGTTATAGGGTATTTATATCAATGGACACGTGATGGCGTAAATATTTCAGGAGCTACAAATAGCACTTATACTTTAGTAAGTGCTGATTTGAATAAAAGTATAATTTGTAAAGTAGCTGCAACTGATACAGATGGAACGAGTGCTTATGTAAATAGCAATTCTTTAGTTATTTATGATTCAGACTATAAAGCTGTATTAGATTACGCTACTACGCAAAACTATACGTTGCCTAGTGTATCACAAAGATTAAAACAAAGTGTTTTATTAAGTAGTTTGAAAACTGCTGGCGTGTGGTCAAAACTTGACACTTTTGCAAATTTCGCTACTGATGGAAGTTCAAATTTTGCTTTAATTGATTGGAAAAGATTATCACTTTTAACCGCTGTAAATAGTCCAACTTTTACAACAAATGAAGGTTTTAATGGAAATGGTACAAGTAGTCATATAAACACTAATTTTACACCATTTTTAAATGCTTCAAATTATCAGTTAAACAATGCAAGTAGATATATTTATATTTTTGCACCTGTAGCAAATGATAGGGTTGATGGAAATCTTATAGACACTAATGGTATTAGGTTAGGTAGCTTTAACACTCAAAGATTAAACTCAGGTAGCAATACATTGAATACAGCTTTTGAATATACTTCTGTAAGAGGTATGAAGTCAATTCATAGGACAAGTTCTACTAACTTAACTTTAGCTAACAATAAAACTTCAGCAGCAAGAACTTCAACTTCAACTGCTTTACCTAATTCAAGTCAATTTATATTAAGACAAGGTTTTATATATAGCACGTCAAAAGTATCTATGTATGCAATGGGTGCTTCTTTGGTTTCTGAAAATAATAATTTTGTTGATGCTTTTGATACTTACTTAACTTCTTTATAATATGTTAGTACTACACCCAAATACAGAACAATATAATAGTCTTAATGGCTACAAAAATAAAACTTCTGAACTTATATTTGTAAAAGATGGAAGTGATAGATGGATAGTTGGTTTAGAAGTTTTAGATGACCCTAACTTTTCAGAAATAAAATCACAATTAGAGAAATTAGAAAAAATAGAATATACTCCTTATGTTGAAGAAATTAATTGATTTTACAAAGAACTGGAAAAATAGAAGCCTCTTGCATATTGCAGGAGGTATTCTAATTGCTTTTTTGCCAAACTTAATTTTAGGCAATTTAACAGGTTTAATTATTGGCGTTTGGTTATGTGCTTTAGTTTCTCACTTAAAAGCAAAGTATTCACAAGGAGACATTTTACTAACTATGTTAGGAGGTCTTATAATTGGTTTAATTTTATGAGTAGAAAAGAAAAAATAGACTTATTCTTATCAAAATGGGTAAGTAGAAAATTAACAGTTTTTGTAGTAGCTTCTGCTGGTTTATTTAGCGGTGTTATTACTTCGACTGATTGGGTAATTATTGCAACTTCCTACATTGCTATTGAGGGCGCAACGAACATTGTTGAACGATTAATGAAAGTAAAAAATAATGACAATTAATGATTTGAAGATATACGGATTTAATAGCTTGACATTTGCAATAAGTTTTAGTAACGTAGAGGCTACTTTAAAGATAATTCTTTTATGCGCTTCTATTGTATATACTATTATGAAAACAATTGAATTGATTAAAAATAAAAATAACAATGACAACAAAACAGCTGATAGCTAAATACGGAAAACCTAACGTTACAGGAGAAGGTTATCTTGTTACAATACAGCTTCCATATCCAATGAGGCTTGCTTGGGATGTAGATACATCTGTAAATAAAATGAGATGCCACAAATTAGTTGCTGATAAATTTTTAGCTGTGTTTAATGAGATTCATAGAGTGTATGGATATAATAAAATAAAAGAGCTTGGAATTGATTTGTTTGGCGGTTGTTTTAATTTTAGAAAAATGAGAGGTGGTGACGATTGGAGTACTCACTCTTGGGCTGTGGCAATAGATTTAGATCCTGCAAGAAATAAATTAAAAGAAACATCAAGAACAGCTAGATTTGCAAGACCTGAATATAAACCTATGATAGATATTTTTTATAAACACGGATTTATCTCGTTAGGAGTTGAAAAAAATTACGACTGGATGCATTTTGAGATAAAAGAATAAATTATGGCAAGAATAAAAACATACACAAACGACTTATCTTTAAATGATAATGACAAACTAATTGGGACAGATATAAATGATTCTGAAAAAACAAAGAATTATAAGTTATCTGAATTAAAATCATATTTCACTAGTGGGATAAATCAACAATTAGGGTGGGGAAGATATGATGATGGTCAATACGTCTCAGGTATTAAAAAAGTATTAATACAATCTAATGATAATGTAGTTCCAAATAATGCTTCTAATATTATTGAAGTTGGAGATTTTTCTTTTTACAACGGAAGTAAAATATTTTCTGAAAAAGCAAATAGTTGCTATATCGTTACCATTGCATTTAAGGCTTCTATATCTAACGCAAATGGATATGCTGAAATAAAATTAAAAGGAGGTAATGGAACGCCTTATGAAAGAGTAACTGATACGTTTACTTTTCCAAAAGGAAGCGGTGTTGAACATTCTTTTTCTAAAATGTTCCAATATTATTCTGATGAAGATGTTGTAACTAATGGTTTAAGTGTAGTTATAAATCCTAGTCATACAATGTTAATTTGGGACATTATATTCTTTGTTCAAAGAACTCAAAAATCAATATAAATAAAAAAATATGGCAAGAATAAAAACATATAGCGTAGATAATCAAATATCAGATAATGACATTGTAATTGGTAGTGATGCTGACAACCTATCTCAGACAAAGAATTACAACGTAGCTAATTTAAGACAGTATGTATTATCTGGTCTTGAACCTGAAACTGGAGGAACATTAAAGATTACTACGATAACAGAAACAAGTGAAACATACTTGACTCCTGAATCTTGGATAAATAATCAAGACCCTGCTATTGAGGTATTACAATACGAAATAATATTCTTAATTTTAAATGGTAAAACATACATATTTAGAAAGAATAATGCTGTTTATGGTGTAGGAGAATCGCAAGCTGTAGCCAATGATTTCACAGAGATTGATATTACTTCTGTAATAAATGCTAACTTACAAGATTTAGATTCCGTTTTAGAGCAGGGAAACATATCTCAAAGAAATGCAAGTATAGGAGAATTGAGCCTTTATGATTCTGATGCATTTGAAGATGGATATTGGAAGGTTTATGTTTCTGATGGAGATTTTTTTATTAAAAACAAAGAAGATATAGATTTATTTTTATTAAGAGATGGCTCTATTTCAGTATTTAATTCATCAAACCCTTTTTCTTTTAAATTAAATACCGAGACTCTTACTGATAATAGAACAGCTACGTTTCAAAATGCATCAGGAACAGTTGCTTATTTATCAGATATTCCTACTAATTACATATCAAGCATAACAAGTCCTAGTGACGAGTTAGATGTTACAACAGTAACAGGAGAAACAACAATAGTTTATACTCCTAAGACAGAGGTTAAGTTAATTGGGTCTGAGTTATTGAATAGTATAACTAACACTACTTACTTCTCAAACGGAGGGTCTTTTTCTTATGATGAAACATTATACCCTATAAATGGAATAGACCTTAAGTTTAATGGAAATATAACATCAAATGGAGTTGATTATGGTTTTTATGCTTTTCATTACGAAGATGGAAGTAATTCTATAGCTCCTATCGAATTTTTAGGCTCATCAATAAGTGGTGATACATTGAGAGTTAAGTTTGATTTAGCTACGTATTGGAACACAACTCCAGGAGAAAGACTTTCTTTTGTTGAAATAAATCTATATCAAGGAACTTTAATATCTGAAGATGGATTATACTATGATGGTTGCGCTCCATCATCTCAGGTTAAATATTTTAATGTTTGGACTTAATATGAAAAATAATTTTATATATATGTTAATAGGGTTTGTACTTTGTGCAGCCATATTACACTTTTGTGAAGGTAAAAAACCTGAAGACAAAGTTTTAACAAAAATAAAAATCATAAAAGTTGTGGATACTTTGAAAGTAAAAGGACCTATAACTACTAAATTCAAAAAGGTTTATATACATAAAACAGACTCATCAATAGTTTACGTTGATAGACAAGATTCTACTTCTATTGAAGCTAGAAAATACTCTCAAGAAGTTTCAGGAAAAAGAATGAAAGGAGTAGTACACGTTACAACAACAGGAGAGCTTTTAGATTTGTGTGCAGAAATAGAAACTAAAGACAGTATTATAGAAACTACGATTACTAAGTATAGAAATAAAAGCAAGGCTTTTGCTTCTTTTTCATACAATACCAATAATCAATTGAACTTAGGTATTGATTGGAATATAAAGAATAAGATATTACTTAAAGGAGGAGTAGGGTATGAAACTCAAACATTGAAGCCTTATATTTCAGTTGGAATAGGTGTTCCTTTATTTTAATTATCTTTGCATTACAATTTAATCTAATTTAATATGAATTTAATAAGAAAAATAAGTGTTAACATTGACAATAAAAATGTTATGCACTACCAAGTAGAAAGTAAAGTATTTGGAGGAAACAAGGTTGTTTCTGACATTATAGAAAAAGACGAAAAGTTCTTTGACATCTATGTAAAAGAAGTAGATACAAATGTAAAGACAATTTGGAAATCATTTAATTGCAATAACGTAATTCATATTGAATACGATACTGAAAATTAAGTAGCATGAGAAGTCCACATTATTTCATTGTAAAACCTCTTAATTCAGAGAGGTATTCTAACTTGTCTGAATCAGGATTGGTGTTAAACGTATCATACGAGGACCACTCTTTCACTCAAAGGTTGGCGGAAGTTATTTCTACTCCTATTGGATATGAAGGAGATGTAGAGCCTGGAGATGTAATAGTAGTACATCATAATACTTTCAGGGTTCAATATAACAATCAAGGGTTTCCTTTGGAGAGTAAATATCACATTAAAGATGACTTGTTTTATGTTGAAACTCCATTAAGTTATATGGTTATCAAGAAAGATACAAACGAAGTTAAAGCTATTGCTCCATATTGTTTTATACAACCTATGTTTGAAATAGATGAGTTTGGAGAAGGAGAAAAAGAAGTAGAGCAGATGTGTTGGTTAAAGTATAAGAATGACCAAATGAAATCTTTTAACGAAGGAGATGTAGTTGGTGTTAAGAAAGATTCAGAGTACGAATTCAATCTGTTTGGCGAAAAACTTTATATGATTAACTCAAATAGAATATTATTTAGTATATGATAGGATTAAGTAAGGATATACAAATTGCTGTTGAAACTGTAATCGAAGGATTAGAGTACAACACCGATATGTCTTTAATTGAGCCTGATAAAGTTAAAACCGTAGTAAAAGCTAAGATAGATTCATTTAAGTATGGAAAAGAATTATTACTTAGGTGGTCTAATAGTGCTAACGCTCCTTCTGAGGATACTTTTAAGAAGTACGTAAAGAGATTAGTTGTTGCAGGAGATGTTGCCTTAAACGTGCTTAGAGAAGCTTTGAGGAGTACGATTAATTATGATGAACTTGATCCTTCTAAACATCACCTTGCTATTTCTGTAAAACCATCTATTCATCAAGCTATTATCGAGATTGATTCTTCTTTAATTGAGCTTAGAATGCAGATTGATGCTGACAAGATTAACCTTAAAGAGAATGAGTTTAAGAGAGGGTATCCTGAGAAGTTTGCTACAGGTGAATTCTTACCAAAGAAAGATTACTATAAAGAATGGTATGACGCAGATAATGATTCTGTAATGATTGACCCTAAAGGTAGTAAAGGTGAGGTAATTAATGTTGGTGATTTAAAGATTACACTTCCTAAAGTTCCATATAAAAAAGATATACTTTTCTGGAATGAGAAAAAAGAAAATCAATATTGGAGAAGACAAGAGCCACCTACAGGATTATCTCAAGACAATGCAGAAGCATATACTGAATATATAATTGAGGAATTTAGAAGAAGAAGAGAGGGTATTTGGTTTATGAATAATGGAAAACCTGAATATCTAACTGGGACTCATTACTTTGCTCTTAATTGGGTAAAGATGGAGGATACAGGTTCTTATATGGATTTTAGAGTAGCTCAAAGAGATATGTTTTACTTTACAGAGGCTTGTATTGTAGATCCAAGATGTTTAGGAGAATTATTTGTAAAATCAAGACGTACAGGTTTTACTTATCAGATTATATGTCAGCTACTTAATGATGCAACATCAACAGCAAATGCTCGTATTGGTATGACATCTAAATCAGATGAAGATGCCAAGATGGCATTCTCTAAGTTAAGATACGGATATTTAAACCTACCATTCTTTTTTAAACCAATTGTAAAAGGTTCTGAGGATAGTAAGAACTTTTTAGAGTTCGCAAAACCAACTGACAGAAGTAAAACTGCTAAGAAAAATAAAGACACAAATACAGATGACTATCTAAACACCTTTATAGACTATCAGCCTACAAAAGACGCTTCTTATGACGGACAGAGAATGTATAGATATCTTGGAGACGAGGCTTCAAAATGGGCAAAACCTGCTAATTATGAAAAACACTGGGGTCAAGTATCGCCAACATTCGATACAGGAGGTAAGGTTGTAGGTAAGGCTTTTATTGGTAGTACAGTAAATGCAATGAATAAAGGTGGTGAAGAATTCTTCAAACTTTATAAAGCATCTAAGATTAATAAGAGGAATAAGATTACAGGTCGCACACCATCTGGTCTTTATTGTTACTTCCTTCCTGCTCATAAGAATATGGAGGAGTTTACAGATAAGTATGGTGTTTGTCATGAGGTGGTTGAGAAAGGAGATTCTTTTATAAATGTTCATGGAGAAAAGAAAACCGTAGGTAGTGTTCAGTTCTTAGAAGCAAAAAGAAGCAGTAAAAGAAAAGAAAGTGATATTGCTTACAATGAAGAGCTTAGAGCATTTCCAATGACAATTGATGAAGCATTCAGGGATGAGTTACTTCAGTCTACTTTTAACATAGAGAAAATATTAGAACAATTAAAAATAAACGAAGAACACGAAGCTGATAAAGCTTTAGTTCGAGGAAACTTTCAATGGAAGGATGGTATTAAGGATACAATAGTTGAATGGCATCCTAATGAAAAAGGAAGATTCTTAATATCTTGGATACCACCTGTAGAGATGCAGAATAGACACGAGTTAAGGAATGGTCCAGGAGGAATGTCTAAGTATCCATTGAATGATGATATAGGTGCTTTCGGTTGCGATAGCTATGATATATCAGGTACAGTTGAAGGAGTTAGAAAAGATGGGTCTTATGACCAAGATAATAATAGAGCTTCTAAAGGAGCTTTGCATGGATTAACAGGTTTTAGTTTTTCCAATGCACCAAACAATACGTTCTTTTTAGAATATGTAGCAAGACCACAGACAGCAGAGATTTTCTTTGAAGATGTTCTTATGGCGTGCGTGTTTTATGGAATGCCTATATTAGCAGAGAATAACAAGCCGCGTTTGTTATATCATTTCAAGAATAGAGGATACAGAGGTTTCAGTATTACTCGTTTTGATAAAGCAGAGAATAGGCTTTCACCAGCTGAAAGAGAATTAGGAGGTATGCCTAACTCATCTGAAGACGTTAAACAAATGCATGCGACAGCTATAGAGAGTTGGATAGAGAGGTATGTTGGTCTTATAGGAGAAGATGGAGAGATACCACAGAATATGTTGTTCAATCATACGCTAAATGATTGGAAACATTTTGATGTGAATAATAGAACTAAATTTGATGCTGCTATTAGTTCTGGGTTAGCTATCATGGCTGTAAACAGAAAAATGTACACACCAGCTCAAAGACAAATAAAAGATGTTGTTATTAATTTAAGGACTTATAATAAATAAATATGTTAAAGAAAAAAACGGAAGGTATTTCCATTACTTACAGAAGTTTTCCAAGTCAAAACACTCCATTTGAGGTTCAGATGGGTAGTGATTATGGAACTCAAGTTGCAGAAGCTATTCAATACGAATGGTTTAAGATAAACGGAGCTACTTGTAAATTCTATCAACAAAGAGACGAGTTTAACAAAAGAAGAATGTATGCTAATGGTATGCAGAGTGTAGGTAAGTACAAAGAATTCTTTGCTGTAAATGGAGATATGTCTTTTCTTAACTTGGACTGGAAAGTTGTTCCTGTGATACCAAAGTATGTAGATATTTTAGCTAACGGAATGGCTCAGAGAGAGTTTTCTATTAAGGCTATTGCTGTAGACCCTACATCTGTAGAAGAAAAGGCTAATAAAAGAAAAAACCTTGAAGATGACATGATTGCTAAAGACTTTATATTAGCAGCCAAAGAAAAAACAGGTTTTGAAGTTTCATCAGTTCCTATTGACCAAATACCAGAAAGTAAAGAGGAGATTGATATTAAGATGGAGTTGGAATTTAAACCGCCTATCGAACAAGCTGTTGAAGTAGCTGTTGAAGCAATCTTTAATGAGAATAATTACAACGAAGTAACAAGAAGAAGAATAGAGAGAGATATAATTGAGGTTGGTGTTGGTTTTGGAAAACATAGATATGTACCTAATGATGGTATTAAATTAGAATATGTAGACCCTGCTAATCTTATATGGTCTTATACTGAAGATCCTACGTTCTCTGATTGTTTTTATTTTGGAGAATATAAAAATGTAAATTTATCAGAAGTATATAAGGAGTTTCCAAATCTATCTATAGAGCAAAAAGAAAGATTACAAGGTATTTCATCTTCTTGGAATAATTACTATGAATTAAACTTTAATAGTCAACCACAAGATGTGTTAGATGGTAAGTTAGGTTTGTTGTATTTTAACTATAAAACATCAAGAGAGAAAGTTTGGAAGAAAAAGAAAAACTCTAAAGGAGGATTAAAAGTTATAGCGAAGAATAACGACTTTATATACAAAGGAACAGGTGATGCTGATTTCGAAAAGCTTACAAAAGTAGAAGAGGTTTGGTTCGAAGGAATATTAGTTTTAGGTACAAACATTTTGTTAAAATGGGAAGTGTCTAAAAATATGGTTAAGAAAAATTCCAATCTAAACAAAGTATATCCTAATTACGTAGGTATAGCTCCAAAGATGTATAAAGGAGTTATTGACTCTACAGTAAATAGAATGATACCATTTGCTGATGATATTCAAATGTCTTGGTTAAAACTACAACAAATAAAACAAAGAGTAGTTCCTGACGGTCAATACATTGATGTAGAAGGGTTAGTTGGTATCTCTTTAGGAAAAGGAAATAAGTACACTGTAGAAAATGCTTTAAATATGTATTTTCAAACTGGAACTATTTTAGGTAGAAGTTCAAGTGTAGGAGGGGAATTTAATAACGCAAAAGTTCCTATTCAAGAGGTTAGACATTCGTCAGCTCAAGATAAGATAAGTTCTTTATGGAATTCAATTCAGATTTCATTAGATATGATTGCTTCTGCAACTGGTATTAATCAAGCTATTGATGCAAGTAACCCTGATAAAAACAGTTTGGTTGGTATTCAAAAAATGGCAGCATATTCATCTAATGTGGCTACAAGACATATATTAGAAGGTAGTATGTTTATTACAAGAGAGTTAGCTAAATGCATCACAATTAGAATTGCTGACGTACTTCAGTTCTCTGAAAGTAAACAAGATTTGATTACAAAGATTTCAGCTAATAATGTATCTGCTTTAGATAAGATTAAAGATATGTACCTTCACGACTTTGCAATTAATATAGACCTTGTTCCTGACGAAGAAGAGAGGGCTAAACTTGAAGCAGACATTTCTTTTGAGATACAACAAGGGAATCTTGGTGTTGAAGATAAGTACGCAATTATGGGCATTAAGAATTTATCTTTAGCTACAAAATACCTTATGATTAAGAAAGAGAAGAGAATGAAGGAAATGCAAGAAAGAAAAATGCAAGAAATTCAAGCTCAAACTCAAGGAAACATTCAGTCTACTCAAGCAGCGTCTCAAGGTAAAGCAGAATTGTTAAACTTTGAATATCAAGGTAAAGCAGGATTAGTAGAAGCTGAAAAACAAAAAGCTATCGAAGTAATGATGGCTGAAGTTCAAGCTAAGAAAGAATTAATGGCGTTAGAGTTTCAATACCAAATGCAACTAAAAGGTATAGAGGTAGAAGGTATGAAAGGTAAAGAAGCTATGAAAGAAGACAGAAAAGATGAAAGAACAAAGTTACAGGCAACTCAACAATCAAAGTTAATTGAGCAACGTAAAAAAGACCTTCCATCTATAAATTTTGAAAGTACAAATGATAGTCTTGATGCATTCTCTTTGTCAGAATTTGAGCCACGATAAATAAAACTTATTATTTTGTAATTTTGCATCAAATATTTTAATTAAATCAAATAGATATGTATAAACTAAAAATTGAAGGAGATTCAGTTGTTCAATCTAACGAAGAGTTCAGTAACAATGAACAGGTATCTGAAATGAACAATGATCAAATTACAGATTCAGTTACAACAGATAATGAGGGAGTAAATGAGGGAGTAAATCAAGAACAAGAAGAATCTCAAAGCGTTCTTAAATTTAATAGCGAAGACGAAGTATTAGAATATCTTAAATCAAAAGAAGAATTATTATCTAAGGTTGTTACTCCTAAACAAGAAGTAGAACTACCAGAAGATGTAAAGAAATATTTGGAATTTAAGTCTGAAACAGGAAGAAGTTTTTCTGATTTTCAAGAATACCAAAAAGATTTTACAAAGGTAGACGAGCAAGACTTAGTTAGAATGTATCTTAAAGATAAGAACCCTGAGTTTGATGCTGACGAGATTCAAGATGAATTCTTAGAGGCATTTGCTTACGATGAAGATATTGATGATGAAAAAGACATTAAGAAAAAAATACGTGCATTTAAAAAGGCTCACGCTGATGCATTAGAATACTTTAATTCTCAAAAGGAAAAGTATGCTGTTCCAGTGACGGTGTCAATCGATACAGCTATTCCTCAAGAGTATCAAGAATCTAAAGCTTATGTAGAAAGTCTTAAAGCACAGCAAGAGATTGCAGCAAAACAATCTGAAGTATTTTTGAATGAGACAGATAAATTATTTAACAATGAATTCAAAGGTTTTGAATTTAAAATTGGAGATGAAGTTATAAGTCATAAACCTTCAAATGTACAGGCTGTAAAAGAAGCTCAATCAAATGTTATGACATTCTTCAGTAAATTCTTAGATGAGAATGGTTTTATCAAAGACCCTGTTGGATATCACAAAGCACTTTATGTAGCAATGAATTACGATTCAATCTTGTCTAATGTTTATGAAACAGCGAGAGCTAAAGCAATAGAGGATGAAGTAAAGAATAGTAAGAACATTGATATGAAAGGAATTAGAACTGCCCCAGAAGGCATTAACTCTGGACTAAAATTTAAAATTGTATAAAAAACTTAAAACCTAAAAAATGGCATTATTAACAACTCCAGGAGTAAAATTAACTCCTACTGCGACAAAAGAGATTTTGTCTACAAACTATTTTGAAGCTGCTGACTTCGATTTCACAAATCAGTATTTACCTGAATTATACGAGAAAGAATTTGCTCGTTATGGTAATCAATCTATCAAAGGATTCTTAGAGAAAATGGGTCAAGAGATGCCTATTCAATCTGACTTAATTAAATGGTCTGAAGAAGGTCGTTTAAGACCAGTTGGTACAGGTGTTACTCGTTCAGCTGCTGTGTTTACATTAGCAGGTCACTCTTTCCGTAAAAACGATACAGTTATCTTGAATGACGGTACTGTTGAAATGAAAGGTTTAATTACTGCTGTTACTACTGATACTTTTACAGTTGCTGCTTCTACTGCTGCTGGTTTTGGTACTGCTGGTAGTGCTGGTGCTTTAGCTGCTACAGGAATCAATGTATTCACTTACTCTAATGAGTACAGAAAAGGAACTAATGGTCGTGAAGAGTCTTTAGAGGCTACTCCAGATATCTTTGAGAACAAACCAATCATCATCAAAGAATTAGATGAAGTTAATGGTTCTGATATGACTCAAGTTGGTTGGATTGAAGTTGAAGGAGAAAACGGATCAGGTTACTTATGGTACTTAAAATCAAGAGCGCAATCTCGTCTAAGATTCGATGACTACATTGAGATGGGTATGATTGAGGGTGTTTCTTACGAAACTGGTTCTGCTGCTGCAACTGCTGGATATACAGGTACTGAAGGTTTCTTCGAAGCTGTAGCTCAAGGAAACGTATTCTCTGGTGTTATATCTACTATGGATGATATTGATGAAATCCTATCTCGTTTAAACAAACAAGGTGCTATTTCTGAGTACATTATGATGAATGACTTCGAGCAAGATAGAGCAATTGATTACTTATTAGCTGCTCAAAACTCTTACGGTGTAGGAGGAACTTCTTACGGAGCTTTCAACAACAGCGAAGATATGGCTTTAAACTTAGGATTCACAGGATTCAAAGTTGCTGGTTATGAGTTGTACAAATCTCAGTGGAAATACTTAGATGACCCAACAGCTCGTGGTTTATTTGAAGGAAACCAAGCTATTAACGCTGTAATGTGTCCATCAGGTACTAAAACTGTAAGAGACGAAGTATTAGGAGCTAACGCTACGTTACCTTTCTTACATGTTAAATACCGCAAATCTGCTTCTGAAGATAGACGTTATAAAGTGTGGCAAACAGGTTCAGCTGGTGGTGCAAACACTTCTGACTTAGATGCTAACCAACTTCATATGTTGACAGAGCGTGCATTATGTACAATGGGTAGAAATAATTTTGTACTCGTTCGTGGTTGATAATTAACTAATATTCAATAAGTCAAAACAAAAGGAGGGGTTGATTCCCCTCTTTTTTATTTCGTACCTTTGCAGAAATAATTTTAATCTAATTTAATATGGCTACAAAAGCAAAAACTAAAGTCGCACAAGATGCAGACAAAGACAAGACTTATGTCTTATTGGCAAAGAATCCGCCAATGCAATTATTCTTAAGAAACCGACACAAGAAAGGGTCTCCATTACAGTACTATGATGAAGGAGAAAAAATCTTAAGAAGTTTATGTTACTCTACAAATCAGTTATCAATTTTTGAAGACGAACAAACAGGGGATGTAATCTTAGGAGCTATCATTTTTAAGAATGGTAAACTTACAGTTCCAAGAACAAACCCACAGTTACAGAAATTCTTAGAGATTACTCCTGATAATGGTATTGTATTTGAAGAATTTAAACCAGACGAAATTGCTGAAAAAGAGTTAAACTCTATTGAGCTTGAAATGGAGGCGTTGAATGTTGCTATGAATTTATCTACATCAGAATTAGAGAGTATTGCTCTTGCTATTTATGGAAGTAAAGCATTAGACAAAAAATCTACTGAGGTTAAGAGAGATATTTTCTTATACGCAAAATCAAACCCACAAAGCTTCTTAAAATTAGCTTCTGATGACTTAACTAAGATTAAAGGATTAGCTGTTAGAGCTACTGAATTAGGTCTTGCTCAGTACAAAGGGAATGCATTCTTTAATGGTGAAACATTGTTATGTAAAGTACCATTTGATGAGTCTGACAAGTTCAATACTCTTGCAAGATGGATGAATGATACTGAAGACGGAAAAGCATTTGTTAAGTACGTTCAAAGTAAATTAAAATAGTTTTCACTTCAAGTATAAGAAAGGAGAGGTTAATACCTCTCTTTTTTTATTTCGTATCTTTGCAAATAAAATTGTAAGCAAATGATTAATCAGGTATATACTACGGTATTATCAATACTAAACAAAGACAATAGGGGTTATGTTTCTCCTATGGAATTCAATACCTATGCAGAACTTTCTCAAATGGTTATATTCGAAGAGTTGTTCCACAAGTATGCTAAATCTTTAGCAAAACAGAACGCAAGAATGTATCACTCTGAATTCTCTGATATACCAAAACATTTAAGAGAGGTTTTTGATATTTTTGTTTCTGAAAGCGAGTTGGTATTAGACAATATAAATCAAGAATACAGATACAGCGTATCTGATTTTTATAAAGGTATTAAAATAGAATTATTACCTTCTTCTGGTAATTTAGATTACGCAGGGAGAACTGAAGTTGAAGAAGTTAGTAAGCTTGAGATAAATCGAATACTTAATAATAACTTGGTATCTCCTACAAGTGAATATCCAGTGTATATTGTTATAAATAATAAATATAAAATATTCCCTTACAATCAAGCTGTAAAAGTTATAGGTACTTATATAAGAAAACCTAAAGCACCAAAATGGACTTATCTTCCAGTTGGAAACGGACCATTATTTAATCCTTCTGCTGTTGATTATCAAGACTTTGAATTACCTGCACAATTCTTTTCTGACTTAGTAATAAAGATATTAGGGTATTGTGGTATTGAAATTAGAGAAGCAGATGTAATACAAGTTAGTCAAGCTTTAGAGGCTTCAGGAATGAATAACGAACAATTATAAAAATAAAATATGGCACATCAAATATTACCTCCTATTGATTACTACCAAAACGAGAGTAATTGGGGAGATTATCAATATGTTCCGTTATCTCAATTGGTAAACAACTTTATGTTAGAACAGATTGGAGATGATAGATTATTGTCAAACGTTAAGAGATACACTGTGTTACAACACTTTAAAAGAGGAATACAGGAGTTTAATTACGATACACTAAAAGAGGTGAAGGTTGTTGAATTAGAACTTAATGACGCTTTACTTTTGACTTTACCACACGATTACGTTTCTTATGTTAGGGTTTCAGTACTAGGAGATGATGGTCTATTAAGACCTTTATCTCAAGACTCAAGAACACTTATAGGTACTGCTTATTTACAAGACCACCAATACAACATCTTGTTTGATGAAAATGGATACCCTTTAGAGGCAAATGAAACAGAAACATTTAAAAGATATAGTTTAGTTAGTGGAACTACTTCTGATGTTTGTGAGGAATATGAATACCACTCTCCTAATTTTGGAATAAATCCTAATCTAAATGCAAATGGATATTTCTATATAGATAAAAGAAAAGGAGTTATGTCTTTCTCTTCAAATGTCAAAGGAAGAATTATAGTTTTAGAATATATCTCTGATGGTCTTGAGTATAACAATGGAGATGAGATTATGGTCCATAAGTTTGCTGAGCAGGCTTTATATAGCTATGTTAGATACGCTATCTTAAACAATAAGTATGGTGTTCAAGAGTATATTATAAACAGAGCAAAAAAAGACTACTATAGAGACTTACAGAATGCTAATATTAGAATGTTAGATCTAAATGGAGCTGAGTTACTTATCCTATTAAATGGTAGAAAAAAATGGCTAAAATAAAAAATAATTTTCTTAAAGCAACAGTTAATAAAGACTTCGATGAAAGACTAACTCCTAATGGTCAGATGACTGATGCAGAGAATGTAATGGTTATTTCTGAAGATGGAGGTGGTGTTGGTGTTTTAAAGAACGTAAAAGGTAATGTAAAGGTTACATCTCTTAACATTGCTGGCTCTGAAACTATAGGAAGTATAGATGACGATGCAAGTAACAGATGCTTTTATTTTGTTACATCTCCAGGATATGATTATGTGATTCAGTTTAATCTTTCAGATAATACCACAGAGATTGTGTTGCAGTCTACTCACGGAACTGGAGTTTTAAATTTTGACTCAGCATATCGAATATCGCATTCTGACATATTTGTAAGTGTTGAAGGCGAAGACTTATTATCTTGGACTGACGGTTTAAATCCACCAAGAATTATAAATATAGAGAGAGCAAAGACTTATGGTGTTGATGGTTTTACTGAAGATGAAATATCTGTAATGAAGCCATCTCCTATATATGCGCCAGTACTTACTTTACAGGCAACAAGCACTATAGAAACAACAAACTTCTTTGAGGATAAATTTTTACAGTTTGCTTACAGATATAAATATGAGGATGGATATTATTCTGCATTTTCTTCTTGGAGTCAAGTAGCTTTCTTGCCTTCTTCATTTCAGTTAGATTATCAGACATACGAGAACAATGGTATGGTTAATTTAGCCAATACAATTGTAATCAATTTTAATGTAGGTAGCAGACACGTAATAGGTATTGATTTATTATTTAAGGAAAGCGATTCAAGTACAGTATATGTCATAGATAAACTATTAAAATCTGAAGAGGGATGGAATATAGAAAACCAGCAAGTTTCTTATAGTTTTTATGGAAATAAAATTTATAGCGTATTACCAGAGTCTGAATATTTTTTAAATTTTGATAACGTTCCATTAAGAGCATATACTCAGGCTAAGATTGGGAATAGACTTATTTATGGGAACTATATTGAAGGTAGAGACATAAATGAAAAAGTAAAATTACAAGTTGATTATAAATCTACTTCATTGGTATTAGATGAAAAAGAAGGTGATATAAATAATGTTGTTGACACTGCAATATATTCAAACGTTGTTGATTTTGAATTTGGAACAGAAGAAGGTGGTTCTGCTCCTGTAAACGAAATGAACTATACAACAAATACTATTGTTGTAGATAGAGCTACAGACTTTCCATTATCTACTAATATAGATTTAATAATAAAGGTATCCCCAAAAGGATTATATTTCAGCAATATATATTCTGTGTATGTAAAAGACGGAAGTACTACTTTGTTTTCTACGTTAAATGTTTCTGGAGAGCAAAATATAACATACACAATGCCTATATCTTCAGGAACTATATATAACTTACAAGCATATGTTGTTTCTGATGATGGTTTAATTTATGACTTTGATTTAGATTACAATGCATATTATACAAGTATAGGCAAGATATATCAGTCTAAATATAAATATTACGCATATGACCAATTATCATATCCAAAAAGCGGGGGTTACGATTCAACTTTAATAGGAGACACAATTATTAATTACTCTGTTGATTTTGATTTTACAGATTTTGATTTCACCAGCGGCTCTCAAATGAGGTTTGATTTTGAATTACAATCATCTTTAGTTTACGAAGTAGCTCCAGAGTTTACTTATTTTTACAACCTTACAGAATCATATACTGATTTAGCTGACTTTATGACTAATTCAGGATTTGTTCTAGACTTTGAGGGTGCTTTTTCAACAGCTTTTTATTCTGGAGCAAATATAAAAGCAAGTAATGCAGGAGCTACAATAACAAGTGTTGAGCCATTTAGAGCTACTTATTCTGGTAACACACTAACAATAACTTCTATATATATACAATACCTTGTTACAGAGGATAGTGGTATAATTGAAGATAAAGATGATTTTTACTTAATAAGGTCTTTAAATTTTGGTCTATACAGTGAAGATGCATTCGCAAGTATGCACTCTAATAGAGATTACACTTGTGATATAATATATTTAGATGATAAAGGTAGGAAAACAACTGTATTAAGTGGAGGAAACACTTCTGTTTATATACCTACGTCTGAAAGCGAAAACGTAAACAAAATAAGAGTTACTACGGTAAGCAACCCTCCTTCTTGGGCTAAGTATTATAAGTTTGCTATAAAAGAAACAAAAAGAGAGTACGATACTATATACGGAAACGTTGTTTATGAAGATGGAATATATAGATGGATACAGCTTGTTGGTGAGAATAAAAATAAAGTAAAAGAAGGAGATATTCTTGAATTAAAATCAGATTACTCTGGAGTTGTTGAAAACCCTATACAAGTTAAGGTTTTAGAGGTTACAACTCAAACTAAAGACTTCTTACCAGATAATGAAACTGTAGGTGGTGATCCTATCATAGAAAGCAGTGGATTATATTTCAAAATAAAACAAGGAGCTTTTGATGTAAACATAGATGGAGATACTTTTGTAAAATATGAAGGTTTTTTAAAGAGAAGATATGCTTATGCAGACCCTGTTTATACAAGTCCTTTATTTGGCTCTTATGATGAAACTAACCCTACTGTGTTTATTCCTACTCCAGTAAAGAATGGTAGCCAAATAAGATTCTTTGCAAGAATGTATATGTTTAAGAATGGAGCTTTTGACCAAAGTGTTGAAATTATAAAATTTGCAGAAGATGATTATCCGTCTATAAAAGCTTGGTGGGAAGCAGAAATTGCAGACAATCAGTCTTGGTTAAATTTTGCAGCAGATAGACTTCAAGATTATGATTGGGATGGCGAAAAGAGGTTTTATATAGCTTCAAATAGAAACGGAACTCAAAGAAGTGATGTTCGTGTAAATATTGTTTTCGATGTTAAATTTTCTTCAGGAACATTAATATTTGAGAATTACAAAGCAGAGAATCTAAATGCTCCTTACTACGAAAGTGTTGAAACATATAATGTTGTAAATGGTCAGCATTTTTCAGGAAGTATTTCTCAGCCAAATGTACACGTATTAAACAAAACATTTAACTGTTTCACTTTTGGAAATGGTTGCGAAAGTAATGCTATAAAAGACTCTTTTAATGGTAAGAAGTTTTATTTAAACTCAAACCCAACAAGTATAACTGAAGACCAATACAGACAAATTCATAGATATGCTGATTTAACTTACTCTGGCGTTTACCAAGAAGGAACTAATATAAATAGACTTAATAGGTTTAACCTTTCTTTAGCAAACTACAAAGACGACTTAGAGAAGAAGTATGGTAAAATTGTAAAATTAGATTCAGATGCAACTGATTTGTTGGTTATTCAAGAAGATAAATGGAGTAAAGTATTGTATGGTAAGGATTTATTATACAATGCAGACGCTACTACGAATCTTTCTAGGATAGAAGATGTTCTTGGTCAACAAGTTATGTATGGAGGAGAGTATGGTATTTCTACTTTTGCAGACTCTTATAGAGAATACGCTACCAACTCATTTGCTACAGATACAAAAAGAGGTGTGGTATTGAGATACAATGAATCTAATGGTCTTTCTGAGATTAGTGCTTTTGGTATGAAGGAGTACTTTAAGACGTTATTTAGAGATAACCAAATACTTAATACTATTGGTGGTTATGATCCATTCTATGACTTGTACGTTTTAAATATCAAGTATAAGATTCCAGGAAAAGATTACACAAGTCTACCTGTTAAGTATGACTATGTAACGTGGACATTCTCAGATGATGCTCAAGGATTCTTAGGAAAACAATCATTTGACCCAGACTCAATGCTTAAGGTTAACAATGAGTTCTTGTCATTCAAAGGAGCAGATGTTTACAAGCATAATATAGGAGCTTACAACAACTTCTACGGAACACCGAATTCATCTTACTTTGAGTTTAATTTCAACGAAGAGCCATCAACAAGAAAGATATTCAAGAATATATCTATAGAGGGTAATATGTCTTGGAATACAACTCTTAAAACAGATATACAGAATGGAATAATATATTCCGCAGACTATGTAAATAAAGAAGGAGTTCAATATGCTTATATTAGAGGAAATAACTCTTTAGATTTTAGTACAATATCAGTATTTGGTCTTGGAGAAGTTCAGGGTATATCTGGTAGCGAATATACGTTATCTGAAATACCAAATCAATTGAGTGTAGGAGATACTATTCATATATCTACTGGAGCTGTTTTTGGAACTGTTTCTGCTATAGGAAGTTATTTCGTTACAATATCTGTACTCCCAGGACTACCATTTGTCGTAGGTGTAGGTACTTTCTTATTAGCTTCAAAACCAAGTAACATTGAGACATCAGGTATTAGAGGTTATTATATGAACTGTAGAATGGAATTAAATACTACAGGGTATGCAGAAGTATTTGCTGTAAATTCAGAAGTAGCAAAATCCTTTGAATAAATGCTTTATCTTTGCAATATGGATATAAGAATAGCAAGACATACTGATTACGAAATATTAAAAGAATGGTGGAGTTTTTGGAGATTTCCAGCTCCATCACCTCTTTTATTACCTCAATATGAAGAAGGATTGTTTAATGGTCTTATTGTGTCAGAAGAAGGTAAAGATTTAGCTTCAGGATTCTTGTATGAAACTAATTCAGGTATTGCTTGGTTAGAATTTATTGTAACAAATCCAAAGACAACATCTGATGAACGAAATAATGCTATTTTAACGCTATTAGAAGAACTTTCTTCTTCCGCTAAGGAGTTAGGATTCTCAGTGATATTTTCATCTATTAAGAACGAGAATTTAATTAATAAATATATAGAGAACGGATTCTCTATTGGAACAAAAGGAACAACAGAATTAATAAAAATACTATAAAGATATGGCTGCTGCTACGAGTATTGCAATGGCTGGTGTTGGGCTATTAGGTTCAGGATACCAAGCTATAAAAGGGGCGAAAGACGCAAGAGATGCAAAAAACGCTTTAGATAATTATAAGAGACAGGAATTTAATAATATTGCTGAAGGACTTCAAGTTTCTACTTTAGGAGCTGATTTACAAAGAGAGGAGCAAGCAAGGTTAGCTTCTTCTCAGGTTGACGCACTACAAGGTATAGGAGTAAGAGGTGTTATCGGTGGTCTTGGAAGAGTTGAAGCAGGAAATCAAATGGTTAATAGACAAATCGCTGCTGATTTAGATGCGCAACAAAAACAGATAGACCAAATTAGAGCGCAAGACGAAGCTACAATTAGAGGAATGCAGGAGCAAAGAGAGTACTCTGATATTGCAGGATTATCTTCTCAATACAATGCAGGAAATCAAATGATGTGGCAAGGTATTGGTGGCGTGGCTCAAAGTACTATTGCTGGTCTTGGCGCTTTGGGAAAATCAATTGATGACAAGAAAGAGCCAAATACTGGATGGTCAAGAAAAGATGCTTTAGGAGCTGCTAATCAAGCAATATCAAGTCCTAGTTTATCTGAACAATTAACAAGCATATTTAGATAATTATGGCAATAGTAGGTAATGTAGGAACATACGCAACAGTACAACCAGTTCAAGGACCTGACTTTGGAGGAATGGTTCAAGACCAGTTTGATAGAATTGATGCTGAAAAGAAAGCTAAAGCAAAAAGAGAAGAAGAAGCTAAAGCTAAAAAGCAAGCTCAGTTGGATAAAATTTCTCTTGGAGATAAGAAAATAAGTAACATAACAGAGCTTGAAAATCAAACAAATGAAGACTTAAAAGTTTTAAAACAAGAATTTATAGATGCATATAATAGAGGTGATATGCAAGGTATGAATAGAGCTAAAGACCAACTCTCAACTATAAATAATGCTATTGAGTTTACAAACAGAAAATCAGAACAAATAGAAAAAAACAGAGAAAATCTTAATCAAAATTATTATAATCAATTTTGGGCTTTAACAGGAAGTATAAACGAAGCTAAAGTAGATAGAAAGTATGATAAGGAAACAAAGGAGCATAGGATAACTATATATGAAGATGAAGAAAAAACAATTCCTATTGTTGTTGATAAAACAATTCCAGAATTATTAAAATCTTATGAGATACCTCCTAAGTACACTCCTGAAATGCTAACAAATACAGCTAAGAATTTTGCAAAAACATATAGACCAGACTTTTTAGAAAACATAATAAACTCAGGAGACTTGTATGGAGTAAAAGGTGCTGAAACTATATTAAATGATGAAAGAGTAGAGGATGAATTGAGGTCAAAAGCAAAACAAATGTCTAAAGATGTAGGTGCAAGAGCTTTATATGCATCAGAAAACAATATAAGTTTATTTGATTTTTATAAAATGGATAAGGATCAAATTAAAGATGCTGAAGATTTTTTCTACAAAGAATTAAAAAATGCTTATAGAGACGAAATAGAATATTCTATATCTCAGAAATCAAAAAGAGGCGGTTCTGGAAAAGACGGAATGAAGGTTGGAACACCTACTTTATGGGATAGTTCAACAATAAATATCGAAGAGCCAGGTAGCGCTCCAGGAAGAACTAGTATCAAAAAAGTTCCTGTTACAGCTGGTAAAGCTAAGACAACAACAATATCCAACTCAACAGGTAAGACGTTATTAGTTAATAGTATGCCTTTAGATAGGGTTTTATACGACCCAGATACAGACCAAATGTATATTGGTATTGCGTTTAATGCTTCATCTCGTGAGTCTATGGGTAATAACGGTAGTGGAGCTAGTGAAGGAAGTAGTAATAAAGTAACTAAGTGGTTTCCTTCTAACAGTAGTGAATTCAATGCGTTCAAGACCGTATATAACTCATCGTTTGGAACTGATCTACAAACAATAGACGACTTCAAGAAAGCGTTATTTATAGATAGAGGTTTATAATTAAAATATTTAAAAAAGTAAAATCAAGTATATGTCAAGAATTGATACAAATTTTGTAAAACAATTATACTCACAAGCTGGTGTTGAACTTACACCTGAAAAGCTTGACCACATTTCAAACAACTATTCTTCTAATGAAGAGTTACAATCTGCTTTTGAATTAAAGTACGGTTCAATGAATGCGTCTACCCCTGAAAAAAAAAATTCAGATGTGACCTCAACATCTACTTCAGAAGCTCCTCAATCGGAATCTCAGCAACCACCAAAGAAAACAAAGTCTTTATCGGTTGGAGGAAAACCAAAGAAAACTGGGGCTTCGGCATCTTCTGCTGGAGGAGGTAAAAAAGTAGGAGGAAAAGAGGTTAAAAAAGAATCACCTTTTGGTCCTCCTATTCAAACTTTTCAAGAACAAAAAACACAAGAATTTAAAGAAGTAAAGAAAAAAGAAGAAGCTAAAAAGAAAGAGGAATTAAAATCAATGCCTGTTCTTGGTAAAGATGCTCAATTAAATGTTCCTAAAACAAGTAAAATTTCCACAGATATGAGTGGGAATATATTGTTTTCTGATAGGGTCGGAATGAATGAGTCTGTTTCAAGAATGACATCTGGTAAAGAAGAAATAAAATCAAAAGGAATAACTTCAGAGGTTGAAATGAAACAAGCTGAAGGATTGCTTCCACCTACATCTGCACTTATTAGTGATGGATCAATAAAATTAGACATATACTCTGGAGGTGGTATTGAAGACCTATTAAAACCAAAAAGTTTTACAGAAATGTTAGATCAACAATCAAAACCGTTTGTTGATCAAGTTAAAGAGTCAAACAAGCCAGTTAAAGTCAATTATGATAACTTAATTTTAGCCAACGATTATAATTTACCAAATCCATATCTCTACTACTCAAATTCAAAGAACGGTGGAGATAATCAAGTTAATGAATTATATACAGACAACTTGTCTAACCTACCTATAAATAAAGATGATTTTGATGGTTTTTTAAGAAAAAAAGGGTATTTATTAGATTTGAATAAAGATATTTCTTCTGGATTATACAATGAAGATAGAGGTGTTTTTTCTGAAAACTACAACGCAAGATTAATGAAAGAGAAAAGACTTGTGGATTACTTATCTATGTATATTTCTGATAGAAATCAAAGAGATTATGACAAAAGAGTTATAGAATATAAAAAAGAAAATCCAAAAGCTACTTCTGAAGACATAGATAGAAATGTGTCTAAATTTACATTTGTTAGTGATAAACAATTTGGAGACTATATAAAGGATACGTTTCCTACTTATGCTAAAAGCATAGAAGAAAGAAAGATAAAAGAAAAGGAGCAATGGGAAGAAACAAAGAAAAACAAAGGTGACTTTTTTAGTTGGCAAACATTAAAAAAGATTGGTAGCGGTCTTTCTGAAACAATAAGTAATAGGGTTAGCAACATATCATCTACAGTCTACGACTTAATAGGAATGGAAGGTACTGCTAAAGAAATTAGATTTTCGGCTGAAGAAGATGCTTTTAAAAGACCAGAAAACAGAGATATAAGCTATGTAAGTGGTAAAAAAGTAATGTATGATGGCAATGAATACTTAGTTGATTCAAATGGTCAAATATACGATTACAATTTAAAGAAAAGAGTTACAGATTTATTTACAAATACAGATTATAAATTAATAACTAAAGCAGCTGAAAAAGGAGAAGATGACAATTTATTTTCGTGGACAGGGGCTACTGTGCAAACAACAAATGTATTAGCTGACTTAGCTTTACAGATAGCTTTAACAAGAGGTGCTGGAGCAGGAGGTAATATTGTAAAAAGTGGTTTATCTAAAGAAGGTCTATCTATACTGTCTAAAGTACCAGTATCTCAAGGAATGGCTTCATCTGCAACAGCTCAAACTTTTTTAGGATATTCAGAAGGTTTAGAGAACACACTTGTAGTAGCTAAAGAAGCTGGTATATCAGACTCTGAAGCTAAAGCCTTAGCTAATGATGCTGCCATAAAAACAGCTGGTCTTTATTTAGTTACTTCTGGAATATCTCCTCAATCAAAAGCATCTTTTGTAAAGAAAAAAAATGAACTTATAAAAGAAGCTATAGATATTTATGCTAAAAAAGGAAAACCTGCATATGTTAAATTTTTAAACAAAGGTATAAGCAGTCTTAAAGAGTTCTTTGAAGAAGGAACAAAAGAAACTTTTCAAGAAGAAATTCAACAAGCTGGAATTGTTTATGGAGTAAACCAATCTATAAACGAACAAGCTGGTAAAGAAATACTTCAAAGCGAAATGACAGCTGATGAAATAATAAGTATGTTGCCATCTACTTTTATTGCTGGAGGAATCCCTATTATGCTTAGAAACGCAGGAGGTACATTTAGCAAAAAAGATTATTTATCTAATTTAGATGTAGCTTCAAATAACGTTGATTTAAGCAACAAAAGATTAGACGAGCTTTTATCTAACAATGTAATAACATCTGAAGAACATTCGAAGTCTAAAGAAGATTTAAGAGTTTATTCTCAAAATAAAAATAAAATACCAAAAGACACATCTGCTGAAATAGTTCTAGATGTAGCTAAAGGTTTAGATGAAATTTCTAAATTAGAATATCAAAAACAAAATTTAGACAAAGCTTTTCATTCAGACATAGATGAAAAAATAGAAAAGAAAAGAGAGGAAATAAAAGATTTATACAAAAAAGACAAAGAAAATGAATCAAACAAGCAAACTACAGGACAAGTTTCCGAGCAAGAAAAGCCTACAACCGCTACAGAAGCAGAAACCGTTGACGCAACACAGCAAAAAACAGAGTTGCAGTCACAAGAAGAAGTAAAATTAACACCTAAAACAGAAACAGATGCCGTTCAAAAGCAAATCACAGATGAAGGCGTGCTACAACCAGAACAATCCAAAATGGGATTGCAAGAAATGGAGCAAGGAGACAAAATCAATCAAGTCGTTGCCGAACAAAGTCAAGAAAAAGTAAATAACTATGTAGATAAATTGAATGATGTTAAGAATTCTGATCCTGAAACATATTGGTATGTAAGTTCTGTAACACTAGAAGATGCGTCTAAAGGTAAAATTATAGATACAAAAGATGGCGCAGCTATGGTTAAACCAGACGGAGACATAGTAGGTGTATTTAAAAAACCAGAATCTAATTCTAAAGGAGTTGCTCAAGATTTACTTAAGAAAGCCGTAGAGTTGGGAGGTATTAAATTAGATAATTTTGATGGATACCTAACAAAACAATATGAGAAAGCTGGATTTAGAGTTGTATCTAAAACTCCATTCAATGAGGAATTTGCTCCTGAAGGATGGAACAAAGAGAAACACGGAACTCCAGATGTTGTAGCTATGGTTTATGATCCAAAAGGAGAGTTAAATATAGAGGAAAAAACATTTGACAATAAAGATACTGGGTATGATGATATGATAGCTTATAGAGATAAGCTTATATCTGATCAAGCTCCTAAGTTTCAAAAATCAAAAATAAAAGTAGACGGATCTACTGTTGATTTAATAACAGAAGAAATGAATTCTATGCCAGAAGAAGTTGCTAAATTTGATATACCATCTAATCTGACTACTAAAGAGAAAACAAACATTGGAAGCTTAACTGAAAGATTTAATGATAAAGTTAAGACAATAAAAGATATCTCAGAATTAGATGGTGTTCCATTCATATTTACAATATCTGATCAATTAACATCTGGTAAAATTAAAAATCCATTTACAGGAAATACTATAGATGTAAAAGGTGGTATTGGTTTTAATATGACTGAAGGAAATGAAGGTAATGCTTGGGCAAATACTACTGAAGCTGAGGCAAATAATATGCTTCAAAGAGCTACAGAAGTTTACTCTAAAAATAAAGATCTTTTTAATAGATTATGGAGTGAAGGTAAAATACCTAATGGTCACGTTCCTATGGCTGTAGTTAAAATGGGTCAAACATCTATAAAGAGTAATGAGGCTTTATTTAGATTTGCATCAGATACATTTAAGAAAAAATTTAGTAAGGCTAAACGAATTGCATCTAAAAATGGTTTATTAAAAGATTTAAAATATGCAAAAGATATAGATCAAGATGTTATTGATTTCGTGTCAAAACAGAATACAATAGATGAGGTTTTAGATAATATAAAAGAATTAAGTATATCTAAAAGACCTGACATTACAAGATTTGTCTTTACTGGAGATGTAAAGTTAGGAGCTAAGACTAGTCCTGGAAAACCAAAAAGTAATGCTGGTAGCGCATTAGTTAGGGAGAACAAAGATGATTATAAATACGTTCATTTACAGACTATAAATAATTTAATATCTGAACCAGCTACAGCATCTATCCCAGATAGCCACATAGTTTCAGTTGTAGGGGTTGACGTTTTAAATCCAAGTGTCACTAAAGTTGATCATCAAAATTATCCATTTGGAGTAAAAGGACAATTGATAGGGATTTTAGAGAATCCTGTTCACGCTGCTGACGTATTTCCAGAAATGTACAGTAAATCAATTTACCTACAAAAAGAGAATAAATCTGGAGTTCCTACTTCGCCTGAAACAGCTGTTAGACAGTCTGTTGCTGCTGGAGGAGCTGTAGTTGGAATAAAAGCATTTAGAGGTGCAAAGATATCTACTAAGATGACTGAACTTCAGAAACTTCTTGGTAAGTTAAAACCTGCATTCCCATCAGTTACTATAGTAGATACTAGAGAAGAATTCTTAAAAGAACTTGAGAATCCAAATGTTAAGAGATTTATTAAAGATGGAGATGTTGTATATGGGTTTACAAAAGATGGTAAAGTATTTTTAAATCCTGATAAAGCAAATTCAAATACAGCTATACACGAGTACTCACACATATGGACAGCGTTCCTTAAAGAAAATAATCCAAGCTTACTTAAAAAAGGCTATGATTTACTTGAAGGAACAAGTATACTTAATGATAAGATAGTAGAATTTGGAGATAACGAATTAGCTAGAGACGAGGCTATGGCTGAATTAATTGCAAATAAAGGTGAAACAATTATAGAGGCTGGTATAAGATCTAAATTTATTAATTGGCTTAATGCTGTATTCAACTATGTTAAATCAAACTTCAAGTCTTTTGACAAGATGTCCGCTACTGAATTACAAAATTTAAATTTAAACCAATTCTTAGATAGGTCTTTATCTTCATTGCTTGGAGGTAAAGAGATAACATCAAAAGAGACAAAAGGAGTAGATGTTAAGTTTTCAAAAGAAGCAAACAAAAAGGAATTATCTGACGCTAAAAAAGAAATACAAAGTATTTTTTCCGCAGCAAAAGAGGCTTTAAAAATCCAAAAAGACAGAAATAAGGTTATAGATGGTCTTAAGAAGGATGTCAATAAGTTCGTAAAATCTGCAATACAAGATTTAGAGGCTGGTGATATAGGTAAAAGAGCTATATCTTCTATAATTTCTAAAGTTCAAAGCGTAACAGACCAAAACTTCGAAGAAAAACTTTTAGAAGTAAACGACATATTAGATAATCTATATACAAATAGGGATGTAAATAAAGCTAAGGCTGACAGTAAAAATGCTTATAGCAACGTTATGTCTGGTAAGGTAGGTAAGCTTGACAAAGAAGGTGATATGGACAAGGTTATGTCATCTAAGGTTGTGGGATTAACAATGTTAGATCCAAATATACTTAAAAAAGTGTTATCTGATGATGATTTCTCTCAATACAAGGACTACATAAATAGATTAGCTGAAAGGTCTTTAGCTATAAAAGAGACAGACTTAAAAGCTATAAATGACTTATACGATAGAATAATTAGTCCATACACAGACCATGTTAGCGAGGTAAACAGAATACAACAAATCATAGATGCTGGAGGAACATTAAATTCTGCTGAATCTAAGTTTTTGGAGGATAATAAGTCTGAATTCAGTGAAAGAGAAACTCCTGAATCTATAGCAGAGAAGGAAGCTAAGAAAGCTGACAGAGATGCTAAGAAACAAGCTGAGATAGCTGAGAAGAAAAGGAAGATAAAAGAATTGTTACCTTTTATTTCTGATGTTTTTGCGTCTTCTATTGCTGAAAAAGGAAGTATAGAGTGGGATATTTTAGAGAATCTATCTAATTTAACGGATGAGGATATAGAGTCTATGCCAGAAAATATGCTTAACAATGTATTTAATGCATTGAACTCTATGGTTTACAATGATGTTTTGGTTTCTTATGCTAACGAAATACACAAGTACAAGTTAAAACAAGACCACAAGAAGACTTTTACAGAAACTTTATCTAAGGCAGGTAAGAAAGGTATATACAAAGCTAAATTAATTAAACCTTTACTAAAACTTAGAGAGGTTATAGGTCTTCCTATGTCTGCTATATGGAATGGAATAAAGAACGGTAATTTAAAACAAGAAATAATAGATAGAAGAATTAAGTTCTTTAATTTCTCTTCAATTGATGCGGCTGTTAAGGTTTATGGTGAAACACCTATTTTTAACAATATAATGTCAAGATTTGGAAAAGCTATGGCTAGAGTTTCTTCTGCTGAAGAGAAAGCCGAAACAATCCTTTTAAAAGTTAAGAAGGATTTAGATAAGAAATCTAAAAACCCTCAAGAGTCTTACATGAAGATTGTTTATCATCTTATAGATGCTATGGCTAAAAACAACGTAGGAACTAAATCAGAAGTTTCTGCTATGGAGTATTTCGAAGCAACACTTTCAGATCCAAATTCTAAGATAGCTGAAAACAACAGAGCTAAAGAATTGATACAAGCATTTGTAAACAAAGTTAAAGCCAACAACAATGAAATAGAAGAATTAACTAAGGAAGAGTTAAATGCTGTTAACGCAATAAGAAAGGTATTGGATGATAATAAGATAAATGCTTACGAGGCTAACTTCTTCCAAAACTCAAATGCATCTCCAATGATCAACGCTTACTACCCTGTTATGAATAGTCTTAAAAATCAGGCTGAGCAGGATTTAGTTAAGCTTAAGAATAGATTTGGAATTTCAAATGTTGTGTCTATAAAATCTGGAAATTTAGAAGAAAAAACAGGAACAGCTCATCCAATTGATATGAACCCTTTCTCTACTGCATTTTCAAGTATAAAGAGTACTATATTTCAACACCAACTTAGAACAGAGTATCAGGCACTTAAGCAAGCACTGTCTGAATTAGAGATTGAGAATACAAATAACAAAGAGGTTTTATCATACTTAAGCGGTATAAAAAAAGCTGTTGACTCTCAGTTCGAATTGCTTACAAATGGAGTTGTTGGTACAGAGCAGACTCTTGCTGATGATGTTTTAAATGCGATGGATAAGTCTTTTTATACGTTAGCTTTAGGTAGCGTAATAAGTAGAGGTGTCGATTTTCTTGGAAATATGGTTCAATTAGCCACTATAAGTCCTAAGATATTAGCAAACAACAGAAGGGTTTTGAATAATCTTTTAGCTATAAAGAAAGATGATGAGAGTGGAACAGAGATTCTTAGAAACTTCTACAAGAACGCAGAGGCTTCTGATATTAACAAAATGATTTCTTCTAAGAAAATAAGCACAGAGAGAACTGAGTTTATGAATAGAGGAGCTAACAGAGGTGTATTATCAAAAGGACTTCCATCTTCTAATATAGGAACTAAAATAAAAGCCAGAATCACAGATCCTATAACATCTGCTACATCTGGTGCTGTTGATTTGCTATTAGGATTTGGTGACGTTAAACCTTACGGAATGTCTTGGAACGGAGTGTTCTATGAAGAATTCAAGAAACAAGCAGGTGTTGAGGTTGATGTTGAAAAGATAGCTAGAGGTGATGTTGAGTACCTTAAGAGATACAAGGATGCTATAAAGAAGGCATCTAATAAAGCTAATCAAGAGAACGCTGATTTATACGGAAGTACAAACCCAATGGAGAAGAAGGTTGGTATAATGGAGATTGCAAAGAAACCAGTTAAGAGTTCTTTAGCTGGTGCTATAGGCGCACTTAGAAATAAAGCAGCTTACTTGTTCAGTAGCTTTGATATGAACGCAAGAAATGCAATAAATACTTCAATTAATACTTATATAGAGAATCAAGACAGTAGAGAAGCTAGAAAATTAATTGGTGGAGCTGTAAGGTTAGCTATGTACTCTGCATCTATTAACTATATAACTTCTGCTTTATGGAATGCATTTAAAGGAGATGATGATGATGAAGACGAATTAAAAAAATCATTTGATAAGCTATCAGATAATGACGACTTTATTAAATATGTTAATAGTTCTTTATTGGACTTTCCAATACAGAAGGATGCTGAAGGAAATATAATTCAGCTTAACATAGATGACTTAGCTAGATATAACGAAATGAGGGATAAGTTGATGAGTAATAAAGAATTTGCTAAAGCATACGACATAATGTACGGATACCTAAACAGGGACTTATTCGATATACAAGTTAGAAGTAAGGTAAATCAAATTAATCAAGGTAACTATGAGTACGATAGGTCTGTAGTTGATGGATTCTTTACAGATATAGACAATGGTTTTGGTAAGTCTGGAGAAGACATTATAGAGGTGTTGGGAATCCTAAACTCAGAGCAAGGATATAAAATGTTTACTCAAGAAGAAATAGATGGAAACATTCTTAAAGTAGAGGAGTATATGTCAAAAATAGATTTCCTAAACAACAGAGCTATAAGAGAGTCTGGAGGTGCTATAGATAGATTGCTTATAACTAAGGTAGCTAGTACGTTATCTGACTATAGAACAGATACTTCTCTAGAAAGTGTAAGAAACACTGAAGGTCTTAAGCTTTTAATGGGTATGATGTTCTCAAGGTCAAACAACTTTGGTAAAGCAGCAGCTAATTACTCAGCTGAATTTGCTAATAAACTTATAACTGAGTCTAAAAGAGGAGAGAGAGGTTACGATGTTTACAAGGATGGTATATTCCAATCACCTGTTAAGTATAAATTAAAGGAAGATGCAAGTCTTATTGATGACGCTGTAAATGTTTTATTCCCTGTTTTTCAGAAGTTTGATAAGTATAGATATAGCGATTACTCTTTACCTGATCTTATAAGATTTACACCTATGGGTATATTAGGAGTAAACGACCTTGCTAAAATAAACTCTAAGATGAAGAACGATGTTATCTATCAAGAAACAAACGGTAAGTACAAGGAGAATATTTTAAAGGATATATCTAAAACCAAGATTGATATTCTTAGAGATAAGAAGAAAGTTGAGCAAGACCGTCTTGATGAGCAGTTTAAGAAGTCAAGGGTTATTCCAGGAGTTAAGGAAACTAAATTAAAATCAAGATTTCCTAGCTATAACGAAAACAAAGACCTAAAGGTAAACGGAAGGTCTGCTAACTAAGAAAAAGAAGAGAGGGGAAATTAATCCCCTCTTTTTTTATAACAATCCTTTCAAATTAACAGGTGTATATCCTAGTGGTTTTAAAACCTTACCATCAGGGTTCTTCATAACCTTACCATCTTCCTGAACTTTAGTCATATTATTCTCGTGTACGAGTTCAAATCCTTTTACAAACTCTTCAGTCATTCCGTGAGAAGCAACTGTACCAAATAAGATGTAAGCCATGTCAATTAAAGCGTCAAGAATTTCTACTTTATTATCTTGCAAACAAGCAACAAAATATTCTCTATTTTCTTCAGACATAAGGTGATATCTTAAAGACGCTGTTTTATCTTCTACATTAGAAGGTCTATTCTTTACTTCTTGGTCACAAGCTATCATAAATTGTGACACCATTTCAATTGCTTTATTTATTTCCATAAGGTTGTTATTTTTCCGTTAATAATATTTATATGTTGTGCCTTTCCATTGTGATGAACTATTACATTTGAATTCATCCAAGCACTAAGACCTTTATTGTATCCAAGTCGTAATTTAGTTAGTGTACCAACAGATAATGCCCCATCAATTCTGCGTGGAACATGGCTATGACCCGTAATATTCTTGGTATTAAGATTCTTGTATTGGACCATAGAACCTCTACTACCTCCAGCACCTTGATGTCCATGTATGGCAAGCTCAAAACCATTGACATTAAAAGACTCATCCAAATCTAAACAATAAGCATTTCTAACACCATTCATTTTTAGTATAACGTTTAAAGCACCCTTACATTCTTTATCATCTGCCATAGCTGAAGCAAGTTTTAGGTACGTCATTTTGTTATTACATTTTCTCCAGTCAGTATCATTTAACCATCTATCGAGCCATAGATCGTGATTTGAACGAACTACAATAAAATCTAAATCGTGATTTTCATCTAAGAAATCTACAACTTCAGATATCTCTTCAACTAAATTATCAAGACCAGATTCTTCTTTTCTTAATAATTCAAAAGGACTCTTACTGTCGTGTGGAGATATTGACTTACCATTAAATAAATCGTGAGCTATAACGTGGTTGACTTTTAGTTTTCTAGCTACATTTAAAGATAAATCTACAGATTCTTCGCAGTGGTCTCCAATATGAAGGTCTCCAAAAACAATTACTTCTGCTGTCTGATTCAATACTATCACTCCTTCGTCAACCAAAACATCAAGGTCATAAAAAGAACCATCATCAGAAGCGGTTACTTGTCTAACGTGAAAGTATTCTCCATCAAGTTCCACCACAACAAAACCATAAGAATGATGAAACTCACCTTTCTTTCCACTTTTTGTATCTGTATAGTTTGGTATTGTAACAGCTCCTGTTGTTAATAAAACCTTACTTGGGTATCCCTCTAACACAGGTAGAGAATCAAAGTGAACTCTTGGATGACCAAAAATACAACTCTCCAATCCAGTTAAAGAATTAAGACCTGATAATGGAGTTGAAGCGGTAGGTTGAATCTTTACATCAGAAGCTACTACTAAATGAGGATGAAGATTGTGTCTGTTAGCTGTCAAGTACTTAGATATACTATTGCACCAATAAGACTCTTTATTGTCTTTCTCAGACTGAGATAGGTTTTGACTATCCTTTAAAGACACAGGGTTTCTATATCTTCCAGCAACAATAAGTATTTCAGCATCAATATAATCAGCATAAGCTTTAATGTTCTCTAAAAAAGGCTCAAACACATCTGTTTCTGATTGCGCCCAAGATACTATAAATCTTTGTTTTTCTGAGTTATGCTCTTTCTTTTTAGCAATCTCAAACTCATCAGAAGCCTCTATAGGTTCTTTGTATTCAGATATACCAAGATTCTTCAACTTCCCGCTAAAAGACCTTCTTAGAGAGTCGTTGTAATTAACTTCGAACTCATTACAAGCGTTAATACAAGACTGAGTTATGTTTCCAGTTTTCTTGTAAAGTTCAGATATTCTATTTATAATATCTTCATTTTTTATTACTCTAGTGGTTTTCTCCATCCCTTGTGAATTTTTCTACGTTATTCTTTATTTCTTCAGAATACTCTATTAATTTATTACAAGCTGATATACTATAAGCCTTTTCTCTATCCATCATAGACTCGTATAAGAAGTCAGATGCTTGATGTACCTTCTTCATAATACGATTGATATTGATTACTCTCTCGCTTTCTAATTCAGCCCTGTTGATTTGGCGTTGTGTTGCTTTACTTTCCATTTGCTTTTAATTTATTTTTAATTATTTCTACCGTTTCTAAACACTCTGACTTTATCTGTGGAACAAATATGTCGCAGTTTATATTGTTTCTATTAAGGTAAGACTTAAACAACTTCATTCTCATGTTATATGCTTCAGTAGCATACCCTTTTGTTTCGATTATAGCAAAGTAGTTGTCTGTCTTGATTATAAAATCAGGTTTATAAGTTATTGTATTAACTCTTTTGTAACCCCTATTACAGTAATCTCCTTTACCAGAAGAAAGTCTTGCGTAGTAATCGTTATCAAAAATAAAAGAGTCAGATAATATAAAACTATCCGACTCATATTTGAATGGTATTTTGTTACTCTTAAGAAGTTGATACATAGTTCCTTCAAGTCTAGACTTCATTTTTACTCCGTCTATCGTTGTAGCAACACTGTTAATCATTTTTCTTCCTGTTCTTACCTTTTTCATAGTTTTTTATTATACTTTGAGGTAAAAATATAAACAAATTAAATAAGAAACAAATTTTTAGGCAGTTTTTTTACTTCTTCCTTTAATTTTCTTAATTACATCCTTCATGGTGTTGTTGTCTAAAGCAAAAGAAAGCTCTCTAATCATCTCTTCGAAATCACCTGAAGCCTCAAAGAATAGTTCTTCTGTACCATTTTTAGCTACATCATTAGAAAGTTTATGGAAATCTTTTAACTTACCTAAAGCATTTTGAACTGCATTTCTGGTATGCTTATTTACTTTAAGTATAGGAATCTCGTTATTCCATCTTTTTAGCTCATTTAAGAACATATCTCCAACAATTAGCATTCTCGATACAACTAAAGAATATTCTTTCTTAAAAAGCTCTAAATCGACTGATTTAATTTCAAGATTAAAGTGTGATGCTAATTTAATTGCATCTTTCATATTTGGTATTGGAGTTGCTTGAATGAACGAATCTGTATAATAGACTGAATTCATGTCTTTAAAGTTAAGATATTTACCTTCTTGATTCTTTAAAAAGTTTATTGATGTTTGATTCATACGTTTTAAAATTTACTTAATTTAGTTCCATTTATTTCTGATAGTAGTTTATGATATTTCATGTTAAGGTTTTCATCATTATGCCCTTGTAAATAATAAAACTCTATCTCTTTCTTTACTTCTTCTAGTTCTTTTTGAAGCCTTTCTAATTCGATTTGATGCGATATACAGCTCATGGTTTATTTTACTATTATAGTTGTTAAAAAAATAATTAAATATGTGGCAAGAACTCCTACTGACATACCTGCTAAGAAGTACATCCAATTGGTTTCTTTTAACTCTTTTATAATTTGCTCCTGAGTTCTTATCAGTTTCAAATACTGACTATTTTTATTTTCCATTTTGTTTTTCTTTTACTAGTTTAAGTAAGTCATCTATATCTACCTTAAGCCTATTTTTTTTTGTGTTCTCTGAAAAGTTCCATACTAAATCAGAATAACTTAAACAAGGTTTACGATTAAGTATAAATTCTTCAGCATCTTCTTTTGTGTTAAATAAATACTCGTGTTCTTTACATTTAAAGTTTAATGAAACAGTATGTACTTCATATGCATATGAATATTTTGTAGATACCATAAACTTATTTTCGATAACCTCTTCCTAATATTCAGGATTGTCTTCAACGTGATATTTTAATACACCATATCTGACTCCAAATTTAGATTCTTCTATTATATAGATAAATGAAGTGTCAAATTCTTTTTCAACTATAGTTCCAAGCTTTGGCGAGCCTGGATATTCACGTATAAGTCGGAATTTTCTCATTTTATTATTTCGTATTTAAAATTATTTGACTCACCTAAACTATCTCCAATCTCATTACTATGAAGTATTGCAAACGTATTTTCTTTATCATTCATAATACCCATAAACCACTCAGTTTCTTCTGGGCAATCTGGATCAAACCAAAAACCATCCTCAACTTCTATTTCAAATTCTAATTTTATTTTCATTTTACCCAAAGTATTTAAAGTGATTAAGACAAGCGAAGAACACATCAAGTTCATCTGTGTGTAAAGATATTCTTTTGTCTTCCCAAATATTATTTTTTGTATCTGTTTTTGTTTGAAAGGATATGTCGTAACCTTCTCCATTGGTCCACTCTGTTAATTGACAAAATGATTCGGCTAACCCTTTTATTTCATAAGAAACCGTTTTACCTTCTCCAAAAAGCTTAGGATGATAATAATCATTTGCCTTAATATCTTCATCTGTAATTTTTAGCCACTTAGCTATTTTTTGTTTTAGTTTTTTCATATCTCTATTATATTTCCGTTACTAGTTAATTTACCAAACTTACCATCTGTTACTACTGATCCATTACTAAACCAAGTATCGCAAATACTTAATTTTTGCATACCAGCATTAATAATATCCTTGCAGTTGTGTATATGCCCAAAAAGACAATAAGCAGGTTGTACCTCTAATATTCTATTTAATAACGATTTATCTCCGCAAGATTCCATATTATTTCTTTGGTCGTAAGATTTATCTAAAATTCCTTTTGGTGGTCCGTGTGTAACAACAATATCCACATCTTCATCAATAGCTAATCTCCAAAATCTCTCAAGCTTTGTTCTCTCCTTCATAAAAGCCCAATTACCAAAGTTAGGAGTGTGTGGTGATCCAAATATCTTAATACCTTCAATTATTATAGACTCATTCTCAAGGTAAATAATTCCTGCGTCTTCGAAGTCTTTTTTAGTTACAAGTTTTTTCTCAACTGAGGTGTCGTGATTGCCTGCAACATAAATCTTGTATTTAACAGGCAATTCTTTGTACCAATCAATAAAGTTTCTAACTTCTAGTTCATTATTGTAAGGATCTCTTGGATTACTACAATCACCTGAATGTATAATCATATCAACACCTGATGGTATTTTTAATAAATCGTGATAGGTGTGGGTGTCGGATATGTGCCAAATTACTAAAGATTTATTTTTTTTTAAACTCATATATTTTATTGTTGTTTTTTAAATAATTAATAGCTCTTTCAAGATTTTCAATATCGTCTTTTAAATGACCAAGACCTCTATTGCAATTATTGCATAGTAAACCTCTAACCATATTATCTTTATGATCGTGGTCTACAGCAAGACTCATAGAGCAAGATCTTTCACAAATAGCACACACTCCTTTTTGACTATCTAGCATTTTATTATATTGCTCTTTTGTTATTCCTGTGGAGCTCTTTAACATATACCATTTCCTCTTATCTTTATTATTTTTACCCCATTTTACACTTTTGATTGTATTGCATTTCTTGCAGTCAGGTCTATATCCTGATTTCTTTTGTTTATCTTTAAAGAATTCAGATTGTTCTTTTAACACATTGCACTTAGTACATTTTATCATATATGCCATATTCTCATTTTATTTCTTTTTTAAATATTTCTAATAGTTCTTCTGTATTATATCTCAAGTATAAATCGTAGTCAATAGTGTCAATTTCACTACTTCTTAAACTTTCTACCCATTCAGAAAATTTAACAGCAAAATCATCTTTTTCTTTTTGTAATTGCTTTTACCTATAATTACTATCTTCGTATTGTAGTGTTGTCATATATTATTCTTTAAATAATTCATAAATACTATTTTCTGTTGCAAATCTAATGTAATTATCTGTTTTACTTAATATTTCTGTAACAGGTGTTGTTTGCCAAGTGAAAGATATTTTAAAAGGGGACATTAATAAACTTCTGCCAACAGCAATGTCTTGAAAGTCAGCTTTATACTTCCCTTCTTCATCAAACTCTAACCATTTGACAGCTATTGATGTTTTTGTTAAACCGTCTCTTTCTCTAACCAATCTATAATTATAGTCTTCTTCATCTATAATTTGCACTGGTATTTTAATACTCGAATACGACTTCATAACCTAATTCTTTTAATACTGCTTTTAATGGTGTTTCTACATCCATTCCTATATATCCATTATCGTGTATCTCAGGATTAGGATGCTCTAAGAGTTTACCATTTAAGTATAGATGAGTACCAAAACTTGTGCAACATCCGTCACCACAAGTATAATCCCAATCTTCTAATTTAATGATTAATTTTTCCATATCTTATTTGTTTTTAAATTTCTTCATAAGTTTTTTCAAATATATCTTTATCAACTAACCACTTTTCGCCATTTATACCAACACATAAATAATGTTTTCCAAATTCGCCACGATGAAATTGATTTTCAAGAGTAGAAATGTATGGTACTAAATCAGGCTGAAAACCATATTTAGCATCTTCCATAGCTCCTATCATTCCGTCTTTATGAATCATTCCATCTTCATCACCTTTTTCAAATAATTTAGCATTAACTTTTGCTATCTTTCTATACTCTTTCATATCTTATTTGTTTAAAAATTTATCAATTTGTTTATACAACCAACCTGTTAAATACGCTGAATGCTCGTCATTATATCTATCTAACTCAATTCCTTTATCTTGATAGATATAGTTTACCAAATGAACTATTTCGTGTGCTATTATAGTTCCTTCACTATATTCAAAAGCCACAACATATTCTGAAAATTTATTAGGTACTCTCATTGTTATAGCACCATAATCAGACAAAGATTTTGTCTTATATTTTTTTTCAACATAGGACAAGTCTTTATCTAAAATCATAGTTAGTTTGCATTCATATATTGGGATATTAATTGTCTTTTTTTTCATTTGAAATATTTTTTATAAACTCTATAACTTTTTCACACATTTTTGAAGCAGAGTAGTCTCTCCTCTCGCATATCTCGTTGTATAGGAAATCCAATATCTTTTCTCTTTCTTGGTCTATATAGTTTTTTATTATATCTTTTGAGTAACTTTTAAAATAGAAGTCATCTTCTTTTATTTTTGATAAAATATCTACTATTATATCTAATTCAAGTTTTCGGTTTTTCATAATCCTTTTTCTTTTTTAAATATTTCTAATACCTCTTTTGATGTGTACGGTTTAAGTCATAATTAATCTACTTTTCATAACTTATTTGTTTTTAAAAATTTATATTCGTAAATACCTTTTATAATCATTTCAATAGATTCAACTTTATCTATTACAGGGAACTGTTTACCATTATACTTAAAAGATATATACTCTCCTTCTAAAGGCATATAAGCTACTATATCTTCGTAAATTAATTTTTTAGAATTAACTTCTTTAAAACCTATTTGTTTTAATCCTTCAATATTTTCTTTTGTATTTACCATCTTATTTATTATTTTTTCTGTTATTTTCCAAGAATAATTTTTCTAATTGTTCATTCGTAAGATAAACTTTACCTTCGACTTGGTCTTCATTAAGATGCCAAGTTATATCATTGGACCTATCATGTGTCCATTGTATTTCTGTTCTAACATATGTAGTTCCATCAACTTCACATAACCAAGGTTGTCTTGTTTCTAATTTTCTAATTTTCATATCTTATTTACTTTCTTCAAGTTTATTAAAAATTTTTATTTCACTAACATACGAAGAATCTACATTTGTAAACACTTTACCATAGTAGTCGTCTAATATGTCGTAGAACACTTTAGCTTTAGTAAATCTAACAGCTACTACTGTACCATACATTTCTTCTTGTTTAATTCCTAATTTTTTAGCTTGTTTAAACATTGGAGTAAATGTAACTAAATTATCGATGTTTAATTTTGAATCAAAATTTGCCATAACTTTTGTAGCACTTATCCTTGCAATCGGAGTTTATTTGTTTTTAAATTGTTCAATAAACCAATTTCTAATAAATCTATAATCTATTTTGCAATCTTTATAATCGTGCAACAACTTGCTTTCATAAAATTTGTCTGATAAATCACTATAAAAATTATCACTATACATTTGTTGTTGTTGCCATTTAGCACCTTCAATAAATCCATCTTTATAATCCTCTTCTCTAATTCCAATAGACATCCTTTCAGCAGCTTCTTCAATTGTTTCTTGTTTAGGTTCTGTGATATTTTTATGTATATGGAATTTAACACCGCAATTAGGACAATTCCTAATAGTATCAATAATACCTTTTTCAGTAACTTGTCCAACTTGTTTAGGTTCTTCTTTTGGAATGATTATTTCATAGGATTTCCTTAAACATTTAGGTTCACATTTGTCATCATATCCTCCGCAACAAAAAAATCTAACATAAACCAATTCACAACTTGGATTCTTAACAAACCACTCCAAAAACTCATCAGAAATTGCTTGTACACCATCTTCGATTAAGTCTTGGTCTGTTGTCATTATAACTAATTTACATTCTGATAAATCAGTTAGGTAATCAGGAAACTTATTTAAAATATTCCCTTTCTCTAAATGCCATTTACCATTATGTAATCTTACATCTTTAATTTCTTCATCAGAAGTGATGTAGATGCTTGAAGGTAATTCAAACCTGTTCCCATATAACACTTCTTTTTTAAATTGATAAGATCCATCAACTAAATCTTTTAGTAACTTACTTGGTTTATCTGTTTTTAATACGTGTATGTTTTTCATAATATTATTTTGCATAATGTTCGTTGCAGTATTATTCTACTATTTCCGTATAGCTTTTATAAGAATTATCATTCTTATTAAACCATACTGCAAAATCAATAATCTGTTGCTTTTCGATTTCTTTTGCTTGTTTAATTACATAATCAATAAGAAGACTATCTTTAGGAATATATTCTGCTTTTTGTAGCAGATCTACTAACCATTCTACTGCTGTGATTGAATTATTGTTTTCCATATTCTATATTTCTTTTAATTCTTCAGCCCACTCAATTATAAATTGGTTTATAGTTTCTTCATTCCAAGTTGCAGCGACAAGCAAGCCTTTAAATGCATCAAATATTTGCTCTAATGATACATCTACATTTCTAAACTCTACTGTTGTAGTTTCGTTCTCTGTTACTGTTATTATTTTCTTCATAATCTTTTGTTTTATTTTATTTTTTTTTCAAATGTAATTAAAAACCATTACTTTTCACAATAATTTCAAAATTATTTTCAAGAAGTTCGTTTATCATCCTTTGTACCATACTTTCTTTCATATTAAAAAGCTTTGATATAGTTGGAATGTCGTTGTATTTATTTGATAAGTAATACTCACAAATAATAATTTTACTTCTACTATAAAAATCAGATTCGTATTTAATTAGCTTACAACTATTCTTCTTAAAATTAACTAAGGAATCTACATCTTCTTGGTATAGATAAACCTTCTTACCTCTCTTTCTTGATCCGTCTTGGTTTATATTTAATACCTTCATTCTGTAAAAAAGTGTTGATCTGTCAACTTTCGCTAATTTAGCTGTTTCTTCAACGCTATATGTTTGTTCCATATCTTAAAAAGGTATTTGGTTATCTATTTCGTCTCTTAAGTCAAATGCTTGGTTTGGAGTAGGTGTTGGCAAAATAATTCCACTATCAACAGGTTCTTTCTTTTCATCAACTTTTATTAGTCTAACTTCTTCGTTAAGGATATATGGAAGACCATCTGAATTTACAGAGTAGTAAAAGTCTTCAATTGGAAAACCTCTTGTGTGACTAAAGTGAGCTTTAATAGCATCTCCTTCAGGACCAACCTGACAAACTGTTTCTGCTTTCTTTAACATTGAAGAACCTATATGTCCTACTGCTTTATTAGTTCCAAAGTTAGAGTGAAGGATTGTTGTAAGATGAAATTGCTTATCATCGGTAAACTTCATTACCTTCTGAATTACAGCTTGACTTTCTTTTAAGTCGTTGAAATCATTAACTAAATCTGCCAAACCATCTATAGCCACAAGACCAATATTATCTTTCATTTCGCTTTCATAAATCAACCACTCAATAAACTGAAGTCTTTCTTTTGGTTCGTATGGTCTTAAAGCAAAAGGCTTGTAAAACTCATAGTTGTCAACACCTACCAATTTAGTAACCCTCTTAAATACATTCTGTGCGTGCCACGAACTCTGTTCCGTGTCTATGTCAATTATAAAACACTCTCTATCTCTGTGACTCTTTATTGAAGATGTATAGTTAGATGTTTTACCTCCAATATATGCAGCAGTAATTAATGATTTTAAGAAAGTTTTCTTTGACTTTGATGGACCTACAATACAACTAAAATTTCCATAAGTACCAAATGGTATTGGAAAATCCTTGTTACCAAGTTTATGAGTTCCAATTGAAACAGCTACTGGAGGATATTCAATTTTCTTTGTAACATCTACAAATGAAGCCTTGTATATATTTTCAAGATTAACTGAAATTACTTGCTTTGGTGCTACATCATTAGGTAAGTACTCTTTAAAAATCTCTTCATCATCAGTAAAAGATTTAGTTCCAAAAAGATGTGATTTGTTGTATGCACTCTCTATACAAGAATTTATCTCTTGAATCTCAAAACCTGTGTGTTCAAACTGAGACATAAACGACTTAGCTTGTAATTCAGGTATTCCAAACTCATTGAAAGCCATAGCAAGTATATAAGTATTCCTATTTCTTTCTCCTTCTACAAGACCATACCTTTCATTCCACCACTTATAAAGACCATCAATAACTCTGTCATTCTCTACTTTAACTTGTACTTTTGTTTCTTTTACCTCAACTGATGGTACTTTTGTATCAACAATATCAGTAAAAACTTTAGAGTTTTCGTTCACATATATATCTTCATCGTGAGATACATAACAAACTCTAGCCTCATTTACACAAGAGTCATCAAAGTTTGGAGAGTTAAAATGATTCTTTAGTCCATAGAAATACTTCCTGTGGTTTTGAATATCTTTTGGTATCTTAACCAATACTTTAAGACCTTCTCCTGACGGAGAGACAAAGACAGAGTAAACGTAAGGGTCTTTTTTTAAATCCTCTTTTACAGATATTATTTCAAACTCATCTTCAAACTTATCTAAGTCAAGACAGATAAGACCGCTATGCTCTACGACACCTTTGTCTGTCCTCCATGAAACCTTGTTGTTTCTGCCTGAATTAATACCATCTTGCTTTGAAGAAGAAAAAAGAATAGAAGTAAGAGATGACTTTAATCTACTCTGAGTTCCTTTGTCGTTCTCATTTCGTATTGCTTCAATTTTATCTTTAAAGAAACCATTTTTTATAGAATCAAGTATTTTTGAAACTTCAGCATATCTTGGTTCAGATGTATCGTTTATGTTATTAAATACTGCTACTTTCATTTGATTATTTTTTTTATTGCTCATCTCCTTCGTAAATTATTTTAACAGGAAGTAATCTACCTCCTTCTAATTGCATTGCAGATTTCTGTCTCTCCCAGTGTTTTAAATTCTCTGGAGATAAAAGTTTCTTCTGTTCATCTGTAAGTTCTCTTCTCCAAAAATCTTTAGGTAAAACTTGTTTCTTAGTCGGAATAGAAGATGATCTTATAAGTAAATCAGACATTTTTTCTCTTAACTTAGATGTAGACATTATATTCTTCATCCAGAATTCATCATTCATTAAAAAAGCATATACCTTTCTGAAATCTTCCTCTGTTTTTTTATCTTCTGTGAAAGCCAATCTTATTGGGTCTACATAACCTTTGTAAGTCGCATTCTCTTGGTCTTTAAAATCATTGACACCTAAAGCCTTTTTATTATTGATAAATAAATCTCTAAAACCAATAGCTATTTTGAAATATATTCGGTCTTGTTCACTAAGGGTATTAATATCAACATCAGATAAAAGAATCTTTTTATTTGGTTTTGAAGAAACCACAATAGAGTTATTTATTTCTTTATATTCTTTTTCTTCTTTTATTGATTTCACTTGCGTTTCACTTGCGTTTCGTTTGCGTTTCACTTGCGTTTCACTTTCAGTTTCTTTGTCTTGGTAATCATCGTATTTACAGATAGTTAGACGTGTAGTATGCGTTTCGTTTTTCAGCACAATCATTTTCCCCTTTTCTAACAATTTAAGAAACCTATTCGCTTTACTTTTATTGGTATTCCATCTCTTAGACCACGTCTCTATAGAATATAATTTTTCACCTCTTCCACACTTTAAAACAGTTCCTTTTATCAGTACATCACCTTCAGAATAATTAGCTTCTATAAGAATATCTAACCACCATTTAAGGTAATCGCTATTATTCCATATCCAATGATTATTTATTTCTCTATGAATTTTTATCCAACCTGTCATTACTCTATATTTTTAAATTCTATTGGGTATTTACTTAAATAAGGTAATATATTTTCTAGCTTGGCAAACTTAATATATTTACCATCTTCGTCCAAAACCTTTATCATTGATATAACAATTTTAGGATTTCCATCAATAAATTCGAAGTTGTATTTTACTACTTCTAAACTTCCAATTTTTTTCATACTTTTCTTATTTTAAGTTAATAAAAAAAGTCCTAACAGATTGGTAGAACACCTTTCGGTGTGTGAGAGATACCAAGTCTGCTAAGACTTTTATACAAAAAATAAGTTATTTAATTTTCCTGGTCAATTCGTCTCTCACCTCGAATCAACTCCGCAAAGATACAAAATATTTATATTCAATACTAGATACATTAAAAATACCCAACAACTAAATTACACCTAAGAGCTGAACCTACGGGTCTTTCAGGGTTACTCGTTTGTGTAAAGTACTATTAACCCTTGTTCCTGTTGTTGGATATAATAAAAAAACTACACTTTCGTAGCAGTCACCCATACCGCAATTTACACTTCATTATGAGATCACCGAGTAAAACAAGTGTAGTGAAACGACCATTACGGAGTCCTCGATTTCAGGGTTTGAAAGCGTTTTACAGTCTTACTCTACTATGTTCCAGAGACAGGATTCGAACCTGTAAAAAGGGTGTCTCGACTTCGATTATACACTACACGTCGCTGTTTCCCTGCGTCTACCAATGGGTTATTCCTACTTTAACGACTAGCAGTATTTCAGAATCCCAGTTCCGCCACTCTGGATTTTAAAGGCTTGACGAACTCACATTTAACTTATTCCTGATACTGCTGAGAAAAGCCCAACAGCGATAAGCACCTTTATTTGTTTTTCAAAATTAATAAATATTTTTTAAATAGTAAATACTTTTTGTGATGTAATATTGTAGTTAATAATAAAATATTTTTCCTCTCAAATGATCCACTATCATCTTAAAAACTTCTTCCCTATCCATCTGTAATCTGTCACACATATCAATAGCTAAATCAACACTAACATCTATATCAGAGTTAAGCATATTTGAAACGTATGGTCCAGTTCTTCTAGTAGACTTAGCAAAATCTCTTCTTGTTGGAATCTTTGAAGCTTCGTATATCTTTAGTTGTAGTGTCTTATTTTCCATTATATTCTTTTTTTAATCTTTCTAAATAAAGCGTAGCATCCATCAATTCTTGTTGGAGATGGTTTACCCATCCTATAAAGTCAATATCAGTTCTATCAAGAGTGGTGTTATATTTTAGAATACCAATTCTACTTCTCTCTTTAAAATTTTCTACAACCTCATTTACAATTGAATCTTCTCTTACTACTTCAGGTTGATTCACTACAATATCTCCAATATGTTCGTCTAAATACATTTCTTTCTCTTTTTTAAATTTGTTTGCTCTTTTCAATGTGTCTATTGCTAATTCAAAGCCTCTTTGCAACAACATAGAAGTATTATACATCCCTATACTTTATTTAAAAATCTGTTAATTACTAGCGCTTCTCTTTCTGACTCTTCAAATCGTTTAGCCATCTCTCTCTCGTAAACCGAATCAAACAACTTCTTGATTGCAATACTTTCTTCTGTGGTCTTACCTGTCATAGCTAAATACATCATTCCTTTAACTGAATCCGAAGCAGAATCTTTTCTGTCTGCTTTCATTAGCTTTTCATAAATCTTCTTTGCTGTATTCTTAATTTTTGTTGTTTCCATTTTTCTTTTGAATTAAATTAAACACTTCTTTATAACTCAATAAAACCTCTCTCTCTGCATCTTCTTGAGAGTAAAAATTAACCCTATTTCTTGGAGTATCTTTTTCTTTGGTATTAATCCTCTTGTACTTAATGCTCTTCTTTATTCCGTGAAGGTTATCATCAAGGTCGTACTTAACTACATAAAAACCATAATCAGCTTTTTCAACTGAGAATGCAATCTTTACTTCTTTGTTAATCACTCCAATCATTGCAATGTCATCTTCTACAGGAAAAAAAGCTTTTATTTTTTGTTTTGCCATTTCTATATTATTTTGTTTGATTTTTTTAAATTATCTTCAGCCCATAGTGGTTGAAAGTTTGAATAGTGATTTAGTTTTATTATTTCTTCTTCTGTTATTGCAATTGATAATGGTATTATATGGTCTAAATGCCATTCACCGTGATTCTTAAAAGACATTCCTTCAGTAAATTTAGATTCTATATAACTTCTAAATTCTTCTATTGTACAACCTAAAATTTGTTCTGTTTTTGCTTTTTTAGAGAACTGATTTGTTCCTCTCTTAAATGAATGATTAATTAAACTTCTTGCATTTTTCTTGAATTTATAAATAGGATCTGTTTGCCTTTTGTTTCTTTGTCGTTCAACTTGTTTTTTTATAACAATATCTTTATTTTTTTCATACCACTTCTTTCTTTTTTCTGCTATTTTTTCTTTGTTTAACAAATAATCTTCTTTCTTCTTTTTTGCTAATAAATCTTTATTTTTTTTACGATATTCTTTTAGATATTCCCTATGTTTTTTTTCGTTTTGTTTTCTATATCTTTTTATTCTTTCTTGATTCACTAACCTAAGATATTTATCGCACTCCTTGCATTTACAATCCAATCCATCTTTTTTACTTTTATTTTTAGAAAAAAGACAAATTTCTTTTTCTTCCCTGCACTTACTACATTTCTTTAACATATCTTTTAGAATTAAAAAGCCTCACAATACTTCAAGGTCTCGACTCCTATCCGTATCGCAAGGCAAATATTTTTATTGCATTATAT